CAATTGACCGTATTATGTTTAGAACTAAACTCGTCAAAGAATCCGAAGGCAAATACTACTATTGTAATTTTTCTAGAGAATATCAAATTTTGAATATTAATGATTTAATCAGAGCAGTTGATACATTTCATAAAGAAGTTTACAAGGTCATTATTTTAGGGAAAGTTGATATGAATTTAAAGAGAGCTGATGGAGAGCCTTGGTTCGAATTGGCGAAAGATCAAATCCCAGAAGAGCAAAGACTTAAGGATCAACTATCTATTTTTTAGAAATTAATAACTGAATTTAAAGCCATGGAATTACAAGAAATAGAATTAGCAAAAAGACTAATTGTTCAACAACTTGAATTAATAGAAAAAAAGATATTGGTTCAAGTTATTCATGAAAACGGATATTGGTGCTATGCTCTTTATCAATTACCAAGTGATAATGATATTGCATTCGCAGAAAGTGGTGAATGTCAAGATGGCGAATTATGGAAAAATTCTGATCTATTGAACAGTGAATGGTTCTTGCAGGAACAAAAATCCTTTTTGGAAGCATTAGCAAATGGGATTAAAGACGCTGATAATTTTTTAAAACTCAAATAAATAAACAGGATGAAAGAGGAAACCTATGAAGAATATAAAACCAGAAAAGGAATCACTAATGTTCATCAAGCAAGCATAATTATTGGCTTGGATGCCATTAAAATAATTTCACATAATCTCAAGGAAGCAAATAGGCTAATTGAGTTAAAAAGTAAATAATTTAAAACCGTCGGGGAAAATGGAAGAATTACAAAAATGGTTCAATCAAGAGTTTAAGCCTAGTACATGGGAATGTCCTTCGTGCAAAAAAGTTCTACCTTCGGGTATAGTTGGTATTTCAGATCACTGGTCGAAATGTGGAGGTAAAACTCTTTATGATAAAATAATAAAGGTATTTGACGATAAAGAATCCAAATTTAGTGAGCTTAAAGAAGTCTTAGACGAGGATTATTTTATTCAATTGTTTGCTGAATGCGCTGATGATACTATTGAGGGCTACGATCCTAAAGATGATAAATCAATAGAGATACCCGTAATGACTGAAGATGCTTTTATTTTGGTAATGAAAAAAATATCAGCAAAATGGCAACAATAAAACTAATCGTAAAAGGCACTAAAAATCCTTCAACATTATACATTCGATTTATCAACGGCAGGAGCTTCGATATTTCGTGCTCAACTAATTTAAGCGTTGATCCTTCGCAATGGGATAGTAAAAAATCCAATTACAAAAACCTCTCGTCAATATCAGACAGAGTAAAAAAGCAGGCTAAATTTGAAAAGCTTAAGATAGGCATTTTAGAGGCGTACAACGATTCTTTTATGATGGGCGATATAATAGATAAGAATTGGCTAAATAACGCTGTGAGTTCATATTTCAACCGACCTAAGCAAGAGAAACGTCTTTCAATTGAGAAACATTACGTGTATTATTCTGATTTTGCCCTTTGGTGGATAGAAAATAAGGCTCCCAAATGGAAAACTGATAAAAATAAAATGCTCTCTAAGCGTGTTATAATGCAATATCAATCCTTTTTGAAGATCTGGAAATCCTTTGAGGGTCAAAAGGCGTATAAAATCCAAGATGTAAGCAATGAAATACTGGATAAATTCACCACGTTTATGACTAGCAAAGATTATGCTTCGAACACGACCAAGAGACAGATAGCAAGAGCTAAATTCTTTATCTCAAGAGCTAAAACCGAAGGAATAAAAACAGATCCTACCTATCAGGATAGAGTTTTTGTCGAAAAGGACCAAGAAGAAATCGATCACCCCTATCTTAACGAAAAGGAAATAGATTCTGTGTACAATTTAGACCTAAGCAATGATCTGAGTCTCGATAACATCAGAGATAATGCTATTATTGGGCTATGGACAGGGCTTCGTATCAGCGATTTCAATAAAAATCTGGACATTAGCAACATTGATGGGGATTATATTAGAATCAAAACTCAAAAAACAGGGGCATGGGTGACAATTCCACTTCATCCCCAGGTTAGGGAAGTGATTAAAAAAAGACATGGCAATCTCCCCGTTAAAACCAGCGACAAACATTTCAACGAGCAAATCAAAGTTATTTGTATGATTGCTGAAATTGACCAGCAAATAAAGGGCGGTGTAATTGTAGTCGATGAAAAAACCAAGGAAAAACGAAAAGTTTATGGCCTTCACAAAAAATATAAGCTTGTAAGTTCTCATATTTGTCGCCGAAGTTTTGCTTCTAATTTATTTGGGCATATTTCCAATAGAGATCTGATGAATATTTGCGGATGGGCAAAAGAAGATATGATGCTGCACTACATCAAAAAAACAAAAACTGAGTCAGCGGATGAGCTTAAGAAATATTGGAATACTAAATATGAATAAACCTAAACAATAGAAATAATGAAAAAAGAATCGGGATTAACAGACGCACAAATTTTGGAAGAGGTTTTAAACGCACTAGACCACAATCCAAATAGTTTTAATACAAAGTTAGAGTACAATTCACCATCAACCATTCCTCACATTTTAAAGGGTAGGAATAGCCTAAGTCGTGGAATAAAGGAGCGTATCGTCAATACTTTTCCGCAGGTAAATATGAATTTTCTAAAATTTGGACAGTTGCCGGTGCTCTTGACTGGCGGAGATCTTCAATCTCAAGCAAATTTATTGAATATTGCCTTGCCGAAAACCGAAATTCCTCCTGCATTGATCGATTTCAATAAAATATCTGTTATTCCTGAACAGCTAAATCGAATTGAAGGCATGATCAAGAAATTATTAGACATAAAAAAAGGTCCTGCCGAATAATCGGAGGACCTTTTTTAATAGATTTTTTACTTTACAAATTGTCAATCTCAGCAAAGTCAATTTTCAAAGCAGTGAATAATTTTACTACGATTAAAAATGTAAGCCCTGGGCGCTTACCTCTCTCTAGCCTGCTTATATTAGCTCTTTCTACTCCACTTAATTGTGAGAGAAGGACTTGACCCATTCCTAGTTCTTCGCGCCTTGTTCTTATTAGAGCAGCTACTTTTTGAACGAGATCCGTATCATTTTTTTCTATTTCCGAATATTCTGTTTCTGACATTTCCCTTTTTTTATAGTAAAATTATTACTGCGGCTCCTAGCATTATAATAATGCTCCAATATAGTGCATCTTTTTTAGTTTCTGGTTTCATGGTTTTGAATTTAAAGTTAGTAGCGGAACGAGTCGTGATCTCGCATGGCTTCTTAGGCTTCCGCTGGTTGTTAATAATATTAGATTAAATCAAAATATTCTAAGGCTTCCCAAGCTTCTTTTTTGCTACTCTCAAGCAATACTTTGTTTTTCATTACATCACCTGATCCAGATATTTTACTGTCAAAATACTCCATCATATTATAATACTGCCCTTCTTTTAATCCAAAATTCATAAATTTAAGAACTGTTTTTCTTGCTGAATCATAATCAGTATCTCCATTTAATACTGATTGATGTTGATTTTGAGCAGTATAAGCAGCGCCCTTTATAAATTCAGTTTTTGTAGTCTCAACTTTTTTCATGTTTTCTAAGTTTTGATTTTTGATTATTAAATATATAGTTTTACATTAAATTTTCATCACCGAAGCTGAAATATTCGTTTTCTTCTGGTGACAAAATTATGTGATCAAGGATTTTCACATCTAATAAATCCAGTCCTTTTTTTAGCTTATTGGTCATATCCTTATCTGATTGACTCGGCTTCATTATACCGCTGGGGTGATTATGGACCAAAATACAAGATACAGCCAATGAATCAACGCAATATTTCGCCACTATTCTTACATCAACCATGGTTCCCGTGATACCTCCTTGACTTATTTTCACATAACCGATAGTATTATTGGCATTATTGAGCATAATTACAAAAAAGCTCTCAAAAATATCTATATCATCAAAATAAAATTGCCTTGCGTATTTCTGAGCGTCTCTGCTGCACGTTATTTTGATAGAATTAATATCGGTTTTGTTTTTCTTCAGTGAATATTGGCTGATTTGTTTTTTGTAAGTTTTCATTGGTTTACTTTTTAAAATTAGTTGATCCATAAAATAAAGCCTTGAATCTTGACCTGTGAACTATTCTCCTGTATTGCAATACTGAAATTATAGTTATGCATCAGGTTCCCTAAATTGTCGTTCTCTGGGCTTTTTTTACCCATGTAACGTCTTGGTTTATGAAAGAAGTTTTTCATAGTGCTTTGTCTAAATATTCGCTTGGCAATTTTCCAAAATAAACATACATAACGGCTGTAAAACCATCGAAATCTAAATCCCTAATGTTTATGAGCTTATGTTTTGCTTCTATTGCTGGATAACCAAAACCAGTAAGTGCGATATCAAAACCTATTATCCCGTTTTCGAAGGTTTCAAACTCTCCATCGGTACATAGCTCCTTGTACCCTTCCATTGTGTTTAACGCGTCTGCGCCTAAATTTGTGTGCATTTCCCGTGCTTTTAAAATTAATGTGACTGGAGGGCGAACCCTCCACGCTTAGAGCTTAACACCTATTTTTAACCGCTCTAACGGTTTCTAGTAATTATTAATTTTCAGGTGTACTGCTGAAAAAAATACACCTCTATTTGTTAGCTCTTGGGCTATCTCCTTCGCTTTGTCTCTCATTTTAAGGTCCAATACATCAGAGAATTTGTCTACTGATTTTGAATGGTTTAAAAAGTATTTTTCATCGTAATTTTGTAACCTTCGCATAAGCGTCTCGTCGCTGTAAGTTTGTAAACTCATAATTTCTGGGTTTTTAGTTGAGGGAAAAAAGGCTTGTAAGCAGTGATCACAAAATCCAGTTGATCGTTCTTGGCTCCCTCTTCTATTAGTCTTTTAATTTCGGATTCGTCAAGGCCATAAAAAGATATATCCTCGTCATTTACCCCATTTATTTGGGTCGTATCGCTGATTTTTTCAGCGTCGATATCTGGAACATCTACAGAAAATAAAGCGTTTCTGAAGCTTGTTTTGTCGTCCTTCCAATATCCGTTAACCTCGAAGAATTTAGCAAATTTGATGAGGGGCTTAACGTCGTAAATTACACCGGCTAAACCGTAGTTACATTGATAATTTATGCCGGCTAACTTGGTTTCGATCTTTACACATTCTTTGTATAAATCCTTGTTATCATCAAAGGCACTTAAAATGGTTTTTACTTCCTCTGGCAATGCGTCGTATTCGTGTGCTTCCATGTTTGGGGGGTTTTAAATATTTTTACTCTTGTTGATTAAAAAGATAATAATGTCTATTACAAAGAATGTCTTCATAACTATTGCAACGTGAAATATAATTTGACTTGTCAATTCATTCATTACATTTCTTTTAGATTCCCAATATTTTCTAGTTTTTCTTGAATAGGATTCCATGTTTTAGTTGCCTTTACAACTTTTGCATTTAACATTAAACAAAAATTATTTGTTTTTGATTGAAACCAAATTGTAACTGAATCAATTTCATTTGTTAAGTCAATCATTTCACCATTTAATAGTCGTTTTTTCATGTCTTGGGGGTTTTAAATTAGTTAGGTGCTCCAAGCCAAACCAATGGCCTGAAGCGGTTAGGGGTTATATTACTCTTTCTAGTCTTGGCTTTTTGGCGTCTATTATAGCGTCTTTGGCGTGTGCTAGTGCGTTTTTCTTTGTTAACCACATTCGTTGATAAATTAAAATAGACTCATAGTCACTTTGGCCTATGAATATTTTTAAAAAATACTCGTATTGTGTTTTAGTTCTTTGGACCTTTTTAATCTCAACTTTGTTGTTCCTGATTGAGTAAGTGTAAGTTTTGGTTTTTGGTGTCATGTCTTGGGGGTTAATTATTTATAATTAATCTATTATAACCAAAATGACAAAATCCAGTTAAATTAGATATTTCGTCACTTATAAAATAGTCAATAGACTCTTCGCCCTCCTCCATTATTTCAAAAGGTATTTTAATATCTAATGATACGGGTAAACCTTTTATATCATTAGTATCATAATCTATGTTGATAACTCTGTATTCAATCATAATTTTTGGGGGTTTGTGATCCGTGGATCTGGTTTGAATTGTTGTTAGATACCTGCAAGAATATTCGCTACGTCTTGCAGGCTGTTGTTAGTTTATAGCTCCTTTAAAAAAGCATCTACATTTTTAGATGGAATATATAAGCCATGTTTTAAATGGCTTACTTTTTCCCCTTTTTCAATGTGTCCAGCTTCCAAAATTTTAGCGTGACCACTTTTTAATTGATCGTTATTGAAGGCGAAAAACCCACCGTATTTTAAAACTATATCCGTTTTTTTCTTGCTTTTCCCTGCTTCGGCTTCTGCCTTCTCTTTTTTCTCGTCTGCGATTTGTTTTATAACTTCATCAGAACCCCAGAGCCTAACCGCTAGATTTAAATTATTACGAGTCTCCTTTACTGTCTTATTTGCATATGTCAGGCTATAACCGTGGCGCCTCTCGCTTGGGTTGTCCTTTAAAAATTTGTGGTTCTTGATTGCCTCCTCTAGTTTGAACTCGTAAAACTCCAAGCTTTCAGGCATTGACAAATTGATTTTACTAGCTTTATTTATCCAGTATTCCGCGCGGCTTTTATAATCTTCTGCCTTGTTGCTCTCTTCAACGGTCTTGTCCATTGCTCGTGATGCTCTCTCTAAAGTTTTGCGGTGTCTTCGCTCGCTGTGGTGTCCTACTAGAATGGGCTGTCCAAACGGAATACCCGTTGCGCTCTCGCTCATATCAGATTTTTTATATGCTTCATTGCTTCGCTTCTCAGCGTTCGAAGCGTAACCGCTTAATTTCTCCGCTTTCTTTTTGGCTCTCTCTTGACTGTTGAACCCGTCGCACCTAGTAATTGAATACAAGTAAAAATCATCTGCCGTTTTGCCTAAATAATTGTGTATTTCGTTTTCGTGCTCCTGCCCGTATTTGGTTGTAATAATTACCGTTTCGCCTTTCTCGTTTTGTTCGTGGCATTTTGCGACAAATACATTAGGCGCAAATTTTTTGTAACTGTTTAAATTTTCCATCGTGTTAAATTTTGAATTGTTGTTAAGTGGTTTTTAGTGCTACTGTGTTAAGCTTGAAGGATCCATTTAAAAATTCCTGCTTTTTAAATCCTATATAAAAGCCTTTTTTATATTCCAGTACTTTAAGGCCGTTTAAATATTCGTTGTCCTCTGCCTGCATTGGCTCGCCTTTTGTCTCAACTAATTTTAAAAGGGCAAATAATTTGCCCTCAATTATCTTGGATTTAAAAGCGTCTTTGATGTGTTTGTCAATCTCTTGAACGTTTGACTTTTTTAGATAAATCATAATTACTTTATTTTAAAAAATTAATGTTTCTTAGTATCTCCATTGCTTCCGTGTTGAAACTAAACCAGTTTTGAAAGTCGGTTTTTGATACCCTTATAAATCGGTCCTTATTGTTGTAAACTTTAATTTTTTCGATTCCGTGCTTAGTGTTCGGGAGCCTTAAAATTTCGTTTAACTGTTCATCAGTTGAAAAAAAATAAAGTTCGTGGCTACTTCTAAATTTCAAAGTGTAAACATTACGCTTAGTGCTCATTAAATCTGACATTGTGAAAAGGGTTTTAAAATTAGTTGCTCGGTTCTAAACCAATAGAACCGAGCTTTTTTTAATAGATAAAAAATGTACTTAGGATACTAACTGTTTGCCTTTGGTCGCGTATTCCTTGCTTCCGTACTTGCTTTTAATTTGGGCCAAACTCTTTCCACTTTTTGCCTTCTGTTTGTAGCCTTCGGGGGAGAAAAACCAAACCTTCTTTAATTTGGCAAAGCGGGCCTTATTTTTGCCTTGGATAACCATTGAATTAATTATGTCTTTCTGTCTGTATGTGGCTCCTTTTTCATTGTCTTCTAACCATATGAAAGAACCAACAAAGCTTACCTTCACGTCGTCCAAAATATCAAATGCCTTTACTTCGTTATTATAGAATTTTTCAGCGTTGAAAGGTTCTTCAAATCCTTCTAAGGGTCTGAAGCTCTTGAATTGGTTGAACATGAAAATAAAGTCTTCGTTTGTTCCTCCCGTGTCCGGGTGAAGCTTCAGGCATAATTTTCTAAATAGTGTCTTCGCTTCGTCTAATTTTTTACAGTCCTTGAAATAATTCATAATTTTTGAATTTTAAAATGGTTGGTATTGTTTCCCGTGTTGCTCTTTTACTCCTCAATTTCGTAATGGTCCAAAATTGCGTGTTTGCCTTGCTCATAGTCGTCATAATCGCATGAGATTTGCTCACCGTCAAAATCTAAAACATAGTATAAATTATGTTGTAATATCTCTCCTTGGTCGTCCTCTTCTCCTTTGCTTAGGTATATTTCAAGAGTTGCGCCCGTTGGCGTGTGGGTATATCCTGAAGGAGTTTTAACGAAATTCTTATTTGATGCGTTTGGGCCTGTTATGATTATTTTAGGGTCATATGGCGCGTTGGGTCCTGTTTTCATAGTGTTTAATTTATTTGGTTGGTATTGTTTCCCGTTGGTTGGTCTTACTTTTTATTTATTTCTACTTGAAGCTTCATAAATAAGTTTTGATATTTTTTTAAGCCTTGTATAATTTCGGCCTTCTCTTCTCTCATTTTTAAATGATGGCTTTTGTCTATTGAGTTTCTCCCGTTGTCATACTCGGTTTTACTCATTGCTTGAATTGTAGCGCTCAAACTCCTATAAACATTTAAATTCTGTTCATTTATTTGCTCTTTGCTGTTACCGTTTAGATTTATTAAAGGCGTTGTTAAATTATCCATAGTTTTTGATGTATTTGGGTTTATAATTTTTGATACTGTAGAGTAAACCAATACTTTACAGCGTTTGAGGGTGTTTACTTTTTTAAGCTTAGGAGTAGAAACAACGTTAAAAATTCAACATAAATAATATCCTTAGTTTTATTAAAGGTGTTATTAGGTTTCAACCTATTCTTACCAATAAAAAACCGTACTTTTTTTGTTTTGGTGCTGTAGATGTTTTTGTCTTTTACTATAAACATTATTCAAGGGTTTTTAAGTTAGGTGCTTTCCCTCAAGCCAATGAAAGAAAGCGGTTTTAATTGTTTAGGCGTTTTTAATTCTACCTTTTGCGAATTGTTGCATAATTTCAAGACTTCCCGAAAATGTTTTAATACATTTTTCTACTTGCTTGGGTGTTCCTTTTTGACCGTTGTACTCGCAAATCTTTTTAGCTAATTCATTCATAATGATAATTTATTTAGTTAGATGCTTATAGAGTTATTCGCTACGCTCTATAAGCTTTATTAAGTCTTATCTAATTCTTTATAAGTCTAAGCCTATAACCGTTTTATTAATGTATCGTAGTACATCACAGTTTAAGACCGCCCTAACTCAGAATTGATAAATATGTCAATGAACTTTTAACCTCATACCCTATATATAAAGGGTTCTTTCTATCATGTGGACAAATGTACACATAATAAAAGGTATAACAATAATATAATCCATTGGAATTTTGCACCTTTTTAGAGTTAAATTATAAGTTTTTCTTATAACGTACTGTTTATAGGGGTTTACAAGGGGTTATTTTTATAAAATTAAATGAAAATATAATAATTATATAAATATTAAGATATAAGGGGTTAAATAATTTTATGATGAAGGAGGGGAAAGGGATAGGGTTTGAACCAAGGGCGCGACCTCGTGAAGGAGTTCAAAATTCTAAGCTGGAGAAGGTTTTCAAATTAGTTTAGTTCCTTCTTTATATGTTGGCGAGATCTCGACCGTTAACCAGGGGTTTACATAATGCAGGGAGCATGTCGGGAAAATTAGGTTGAAAGTTTATGTTTTCATAGCACTAGCAAGGGTTCACAAGGTTTGATCTGTTACCCTTATGAGATTAGGCAGTAGTTAGGGCCACGATTTCAAAAATAGTTTAGGATAAAAAAGCTGAAAATCTCACAATTTCAATACTAGGATCAACCCCCGTGGGTCCAATATATCCGTTTTCCTTCACGCGCCCGACTCGCCATATATAGTATTCCATCCCCACAACTTTACCGTATAATCACTTTATATACAAATTTTGGTAGTGTAACATATTTATATTTTCTTTGTACGGGGATAAGAAACGCATAAAACCAAGCTCTTCATAGTAACAATATATATTGAAATGCTTCTCAGCCCAGTAAAAAGATTGTGATTAATTGATTTACAGTCAGTTAACCAAAGTCATAACTGTCAATTTATTTTACACTTATGAATATTGAAATGCACTAACTGTCAATTTAATTTACATCTAGGAACTGATTTTGCTTACGTATAATATTTGGATTATGAAAAAAAAATGCATGGATATGATAGAGAATTATTTTCTGGATAAAAGGCATAGGGTGTATGATGGTATTAAGTGGCGTTACAAGTATAGTAGCAATGCTGGTAAGTTTGGGATGAGCAATCTTTTGATGGAGGGATTGGTATTAGAGTGCAGTGGTAGTGAGGTTAAGTTGATGGTGGCAATTATTTCTAGGGTAAAGCGAAGTGACAATGTATTTAATAGTGGGTGTGTTCATTTAGTTTCTAATGAGTATGGTGAGATATGTAGTAGGCCAGTATTTTGTGAGGCTATTAGAAAATTTGTGGAATTGGGATATTTGGTAGCTACTTTAGACTCTAGGTGGTTTATTTTAAATCCCAGGTATGTCAATAAATTTTACAGTTTAAAAGCTCCTAAGTATGTGACGGATAATAAAAAGTAGGTTTTGATACTGTATTTTTAAAAACTTACACTAGATTTGTATTGGATTTATACTTAATCAAACGGGAACACATAACTTAATTTAAATACGCATGACTAAACAAAATTTTATTAAGATTATGAATGCTTTGGAAGCTCAATACAAGTATGATGAGCTTCATTCAAAATCACTAGCTAAGGTATTGGGATTAGAAGAGAATTCAATGTACAACAACGGAAGTTTAGTGGATTGCATGATAAGCGTTATGGCTTCTACATTTGTAGAGATTAAGAAAGCTGAGGAGTCTATTAGGCATTTTATGTATGATGATGGCTTTGGAAAAGAAAACAGCTCTAGGAGTATTACAGTAGAGGACTTATGGGAGAATCTTTGCTCTAGCTTTGTTTATATAAAGTCAGTGATTGAGCCGAGTAGAAACAAAATCAATACTACTCAGGCTATATTTCTAAACATCGATAAGCTTATTAAAATGCATCAAGACAACTCTAGCTATAATGAGCTATCCAATATTGTTCTTGCATTGAAAATAAACATTGACGTGCTAAGGAATTTTTCTTCCAACTCTGAGAAGGAGTTTTTTTTAGTTGACACAGATCACAAGATAGAATTCGAAAAACACATTCCTAATTTTCATTACGAATCTAATTCAAGCCAAATAAATCAATTGGACCATGGAGACAACACCTAAACTAATATTCAAGTCAGTAAAGAGTTCCCAGATAAAGGAGATTGCTTATGACGGTCCTTCAGAAACTTTGTATGTCAAATTCAAAAATGGAGAGAAGGTATATTCTTACAACCCGGTAAAGAAAGAAACTCATGCTGAATTGATGGCGTCAGAAAGCGTTGGTAAATATTACCACGCCAATGTTCGAAAAGCGGTTGAAGGCAAGGCGGTAAATACTAAATAGATAAATTAATGCAATGCCACTACTGCGAAAATACTATTGACTCAGAGGGTGGCATTCGATTAGGTGAGAGTGATTTATTTTTTTGTCATTCCTGTTACATAACATATCAAATAAAAGAAACTAAGATGAAGTACTACTTAGATACCGAATTTATTGAAGGCTCACAACGAAGAAGATTTTTTGGGATTCATTACGCAAACACCAAACCCACAATTGATTTAATTTCTATTGGAATTGTTGCGGAAGACGGACGAGAATACTACGAAATATCCAAAGACTTTAATCTTAAAGAAGCTTGGAATAGGTATCAACTAGAACCTGATAATAAAGTTGGCGCAAGAATAGGTTGCCTTCCAAATCAAAAGAAAGTCTACTGGATTCGGGAAAATGTCTTGAAGCCAATTTTTGAGGAACTTATTTTAAAAGAATCTAATGAAGTTTTTGACTCTTATGAAAGACAATTTTTGTTTAATGTATCTAAAGATTGTATTCCTGTTTGCGGAAATGATTTTACCTACAAAAACCTTAAAGCACTCATTAACAAATACGGCAAAACCAATAAAGAAATAGCTGAGGACATAAAAAACTTTTGCAAAATAGAAAACACAAATGCAAAAAATCCTCAAGCAAATTTAAAAATAACCGACCCTAATATACAATTCTACGCTTACTACGCGGATTACGATTGGGTTGTCTTCTGTTGGCTTTTCGGAAAGATGAATGATTTACCAGATGGTTTTCCAAGGTATTGTCGGGATTTAAAGCAAAATTTTGACGTATTAGCAGAATATTTAAATACTGAACGCAGTTTCTTTACGCCTAAACAATGGGTTAAAATGGTAAAAGAAGTTCATCCCGATTACCCAAAAAAAACCAACGAACACAATGCTTTGGATGATGCCAAATGGAACAAAGCATTACATAACTTTTTAAATAACATTTAATTAATGAAAAAAGCTAAGGAAAATATAACTGAAGAAAAATCAGCAAGAGACAGAGTAGACAATTACATCAAGCATAAAAACGGTGCTATATTTTTACTTACAGAAAACACTAGAAGTAAAGACCTTGTTTTTTTAGTCAGCAAAAAGAACAAGATGAATAGCTTTTCTTTAAAAAACATTCGCCAAGGTTTAGTTGACGGAGAGTGGCTTCAGGTAAACGAGCACGAGGTAGCTAAGTGGGACAGCGTTTATTCAGATCACATACTAAATGTTACCCAGAAAGTTTTGAAGCACGTCATGATAGCTGAGCTATTGATTGAGGTAGATGAAGATTTAGATACGGAAGAAATTGGAGATAGTTACTTTAGAAACCTATTAGCCAAATCTAACAAGCAAGCTATGAGAATCGCTGAGAGGCATTTTAATAATCTTTACAAAGTAGACCCAGTAATGCTTCAAAACATGATGAGAGTCATGGAGGAGCTGGTTAGCAATGTCGCAAAGTTACCTTTAGAAGACTATCCATTTTTTGCCAAGTTTACTGAAAAGTATTTCGAAGATCCTAAATCATTTAGAAGCCAAGAAGTTCAATTTATAAAGCCAGAGAAATGATAAAGCTTAAAATTTTGGGAACACCACAATCAAAACAGTCAGCTAGATTTCGTATTGCTGGCAAAGGTCCAAGTCAATTTGTTCAATCTTATCAGAAAAAATCAGTAAAAGATAACGAAAGAAATATAGCGTTTGATGTTAAATCACAAATACCATTAGGATTCGTTCCTTACAACAATGCTGTTGGAGTAGAAGTCCTATTTGTATTTGCCCCTTTAAAAAGATGGAGTAAAAAAAAGATAGCTCTTTTGGAATCAGGAGAACAAATTTATAAAGAAACTAAGCCAGACCTTACGGATAATTTAATGAAAGGTTTGTTTGATGCTATGAATGGAATTGTTTTTACAGACGATGCCAGAGTATGCGAAGTTAAAAGTAAAAAGATATACGGGTTTGTTCCTAGAACAGAACTTACTTTAGTAGAACTAACAAAGTAGATATTTATGATATTTTATTACGACCCCATTCTTGGACTTCAATATTCAACCATGCAGTTTTTTCGTATTGATATATCTGTTCTTCCAAAAACAACTACAACTTTAAAAGAGTGCTTAGAATTAATTAATAAGCAAGGGATTATTCTAAAAGACTCAAACGAACAAACAAGCGTAGAGCTTGTAAATATCATTCATACAAACTAACCATGAGACTAATTGGAAACCGAATACTAGCTGAGATAATTCCTTCAGATAGAAAAACTGAGTCAGGAATAATAGTGTCAGAAAAAATTGACTTGAAAAAAAATAGGGCAGAAATTGTATTGGTTGGCCCAAAAGTAAAATACTATCAAATAGGTCAAGTTATTGAATACAATTCCAATACGGCTCAATACGATACTGTTCGCGGAAGCGAGTGTGTATTTCTAAGAGAAGATCAAGATATTATAATGCTTATCTCAGAAAGAAGAGAGTATCAGAAAATCTAAAACCATAATTAAAATGAGTGAATTTAAACAGTACAGAAGAAAAAGTGTAAGTGAAATGAGGGATTACGAAGAAGGCGAAATGCTAAACAGCAAAGTATCGATTAGCGATGCAGACCTAAAAGCAGGATCTCCTAAGCTTGGCGATATGATTGCTAGAAATCCAAAAAATCATGAAGACCAATGGCTTGTTGCGAAGGCTTATTTTGAGGATAACTTAGAAGAAATAATAAAAACGGGCAAATCATTAGGAAACACAGACAGTAACGGAGCAAAAAAAAACGTTAGAGACATAGTTTTTTGGGGTAACGGTGACAATTTTAAATTAATTGGAAAAGCATCATCTAAAGATGAAGGATGGATGAAGAGTACAAAAGCAATGGAAATAGAAGGCGTTGGGTGTGTTGTTCAAATTACGACACAACAACATGACCAAGTAGCGGAAGCTGTTACATTTGTACCTCTTGTTAAAATACAAGAAACTAAAGAAAACAATAAAGTTATTGCTCGTAGATTAGTCTCTATTTAAAGTTTAATTACCCGACAGGTAAAGCCCTTTGCAGAAATGTAAAGGGCTTTTTTATTTAGAAATCGTAAAGGCTTTTTCTGAATAAGCTAGGTTGTGTTTTAGTTTGCCTGGTAAGTTTGTTTAGTAATTTTTGGCGAAGACCATCAACTTTACTAGCGTCACTATCTGCAAAGGGGTTTGTGTAACTTGAGGGATTTACTGTTTTTTCTCCAGATAAATATTCATAATAGTCTTTTACTATCTTTTTAGCACGTTCAGTTAATCCATAAAGGTTACTATTTGCTCCCTTATGGTGATGTACCACTACTTCAATATAATTTAAATCAATTAAAGTAGTCAAGTGATAGCCTTCATTTATCGTAGGTAAAACTTTAAAATCACGTCTTGAAAAATACTGTATTGGAAAAAGATAGAGCAAAATATCAAGCTCAAAATTATTTTTTATTCTGTGCTTTCGGAGTATGTATGGCCGAACTACAATGCTGTACTGAAGAAGATCTTTTCCAGAAGTAAAGATTAATTTTTGTTTTTCGTTTTTACTAGAGTATTTAGCCTTAGCGTATTCGTTTGTGCCTGAAAGTTTTATATCAGCTTTATGCTCTTTTACTACGGAAATTGTTTTCTCGCTTAAAACTTGTTTGGCTACACCAACTATTTTTGATTTTGTCTTCTTCATAAAGTAAAAATTTATACCAAATATAAGTTTAATGTTCATTTAGTATAGATTTAATTTATATTTTTGTAGTATAATATAGTTTTAAACTATTAAAAATATAGTTATGCCTTTATCTAATGAAGCTCCAATAAAAGAATTAAAATCAGAATCTTATTTTTATGGATTTGATAAAGATAAAGAAGACGCACTATTTAGCGCCAGTAAAATATTTGAAATATTATCTTCAAATTCTGAGATATTTACTTTTATTCAACGTGAAAATAATGATGTAACGCAGGCAATTAACACGCAGAATCCCTTTGAAATACTAAATCCTTCAAACTCTCTTTTCAGAATAATCGAAAGAGGGGTTCCCCAAAGAACAAAAATATACAAGCTAATAACTAAAACCAATAGAAGTCAACTAACAATAGGAATTTACGGTAATGGAGGGCTAGAAATAAAAAAAGAAAATTTACTTCTAATCTACATGAGTGGAGTAAGTGTGAACAGTGTTTTACAAGACGAAAACACAGTGATCTATAATTTTCAAGATATAGGTAGTACATCTTTAATTGATCATATAAACTCTTTATCTGAAAGTATTATTATTGATGATTCAGGTGTAATTTCTACAGTATTTCAGGTTTTAATAAGAGGGGAAGTTGTTCATTTTTTATACAAAGGATCAGAGGGAGATTATTCATTAAACGGTACAAACATAACAGAAGATAATCTAGAATTATTACCAAATGAATACGATGATTCAGGCTTTGTTGCTAAGCAAAAAACAACAGTAACCACTTATTTATTTGAAGAAAGCAATAAAAATATAGCACCACTTTTTACTTCAAACTCAGCAATATCTTGTGTTGTAAAATCCAATACTCCAATAGGTACAAAGTTTTTATTTGCTCGATGGGGTACGGGAGAAGTTTCTTTTAGAGGGCAAGATGAAGATAATGATAACGTAGAAAATCCAGTTATTTTAAGATTTCCAGAAGGCAAGTTATTATCAATAGCTAGTCGATACAGTTGGGTTGAACTGGAAGTTATAGGCGTTAATGAAGTAGCAGTAAGAGGTGATTTAAAATCAGCTTAACAATAACAATTAAATAAAAACACCATGTCAAATGCCATAGCAAGTCCAGACGTATATCATCAAGCAACAACAGGCCAGTATGGGATTGTTAAGCTTTTAACTGGACAGCTAAGTGATTTAGGAGTTAATTTCTTTTCTATCAAATCTGGTGAAAAAAACAGCTCTTTTAAGGCTGATCTTGGAGGTAAATACGATCAAACATTTACTTGGAATTTAGATAAAGGTGATTCTATTTTAGGTCCTTTTTATAATATTAGAGACGTAGTTGGCGTACTTGACTGTTACCCTTTAAAATCTAAAAGCAGTATCAAAAAAAACCCATTTTACCTAGCTGAAAATGGGGTGACTGTAATTTTGAAAGATAATTTTCCAGCAGGTTCAAGCGGTAAGGTAGATGGTGATAATAGTGGTAAAATTTATACGGCTGTAGACGAAGCACAACTAAGAGCGTTGAATGTTAACACTTTTGATTATACTAGCGTATGCACTACATTAGTTACTGACATGAGCAGTTTATTTCGTGATGCTAATACTTTTAATCAAGCAATTAACACTTGGGATGTAAGTAATGTTACTAATATGAGAAGTATGTTTAGAGAGGCAAGATCTTTTGACCAACCACTATCTAATTGGAATGTTGGCAATGTTACTGATATGAATCAAATGTTTCGTAGTGCAAAAGTAGCAAATCCAGATGTTTATTACTGGAATGTTGGTAGTGTTACATCTATGGTACTTTTGTTTTTCGATACAGATTTAGCAAACCCAAATGTCTCAAATTGGGATGTTAGTCAAGTTACTGATATGAATAGAATGTTTTATGTTGCTACTTCATTTAACCAAGCGATTAACACTTGGAATGTTAGTAATGTCATTGATATGTCAGAAATGTTTAGAGGTGCAAATCTATTTAATCAGCCTTTAAACACTTGGAATGTTGCTAATGCAACAAATATGAATGATATGTTTAGAGATTCTAACCTATCAACAGAAAATCTAACAGCTATTTACGAAAATTGGCCACAATTAACATTACAACAAAACGTAACATTTTCAGCAGGAACTATTAAATATAATAGTAGTGCAACAGAAGGAAGAGATATATGGATTAATACATACAACGGCGTTTTAACGGATGGTGGATTAGTATAATATTTAGGATATGATAAATACACATAATGATTTTACCAAACCTTTTTGGGTAGCAAAAAAAGAAAATAATTCTGTATTAATTTATAGCGAGATAACAGAAAATTCCGGTGTAAGTTCAAAAATGACAATACATACCTTTTCTGAAAAAGAAGATTGGATAGCTTTTATTGAAGAAAACGGGGGCGAATATGTTGAACAAGAATTAACAGAATAGAAATGGAATAAAATTCCAAAAGATTGGTTCAAAGATTTAGAATTATAAACAACAATTAAATAAAAACACCATGTCAAATGCTATAGCAAGTCCAGACGTATTTCATCAAGCGACAACAGGCCAATACGGAATTGTTAAGCTTTTAACAGGAGAAAAAAGTGCCGACAAAGTACCTGGAGATAAAGTTGATTTTGCCTTTATTAAATCTGGAAAAAACAATAGCTCTTTTGCTTGTAAGCTAAGGGGAAAGTATGACGAAGAGTTTACTTGGAATTTAGACAAAGGCGATGTTATATCTGGTCCTTTTTATAAAATCACACAGGTAGTCGGCATCTTGGCTTGTTACCCTACAAAATAAATTGCTATGCTAGGAATAGGAATGGGTTTGAATAAGAATAGATTTTTAGGATCTGGCTTTCAAGGAATGTTAGATTTATTTCCTAACGGCTCATTTGCTGCATCGCATAGAAAGCTTAAGGCAAATTATGCAGATGATTCTACAGTAGTCAGGAATGATAATTCAGACCAGTTAGGAATAGGCTTTGCAGATAACGAACTTGACCAAACTTCATTATTAAGCTTTACGGGTAGTGGTGACGGGTTCAGTGTAGATTTTAAGGATCAAACAGGAAACGGTAGAGACTTTTCACAAAGTTCAGCAGCTTCACAGCCAAAAATAGTTACTAATGGTTCTGTTATACTTGCCAATGGAAAGCCGACATTTTCCTATAACGGAACAAATAACCATTTACGCCGAGCTGCTGTTGATTTTTGTACGCCAACGAATAAATTACAGGTTTCTGTAGTAGCTCAAAATTCTGAATCTAATATTGGAAGTAATCAGTATATCATGGGCCAATACGGCTCAGGACAAGACGAAAGGTCTTGGGCTATTTTAATAGGAAATGACAAAAAATTACAAATTAATTTTGGAAATCCTGAAAATGGAAGGTTTGGAGGTGCTTGGATTTCTGATAATTCAATAGATCCAGAAAATTTACAAAGTATAGGATTTACTTTTGATGCGGGAACTGTAGTTATATATGTTAACGGTTCTGTTATGCAAGGAAGTAATATAGGTGCAGGGCCTCCAAATTCGCTATTTGATTCAAGCGCAGATGTAACAATCGGATGTGTTTTGAGTAATAATGTGGCTGCTGCACTATGGCACGGTCAAATCTCAGAAATTTATGTGGCTGATAATTTAGACGATGATATTGTTGAAATACAACAAAATCAAATAACTTAATATGTACTACATAGGAACTAAAACGGCTTGTCTAGCCTATAACTACCAAGTAACACTTGGAGAAAAATACAAATCTTATACTGTTAGATGGGAGAACGTTATAAGAAATAAAAATGGTCAAGGCTTTGCAATTTTGAAGCATGATAGTTACGAGAGTAACATGATCTTGGTAGAGAGTCTACCAAATAATTGGAATAATGATAATGAAATATGAAAAAAGGTACAAGAGTAAGCTGGACTTATGGAGGAAAAAAGTATTACGGTACATCAATTCCTTCAATGGAAACTTCTAAGGCAACATTTGCCAGAACAGAGAACAACAAGATTAAAAAAATGTTAAAAAAATAAAGAATGAACAGCTCCAATAATTACTTAGAAAAAATCTTAGATTTTCATAATGGAGCGTTGTTGGTAATGGCTTTAGCTCCAAGCTGGGGAATAACCAAGCTGTTCAACATTATTTTTAAAGGTGTAGAAAATAAAGAGCTTATCATGCCATTAGTGGTAGTCGCTTTTGGAATCTTCGCCTTCTTTATTTTATACGCTGTTGATTTTATACTCGGAATATCAGCTTCAAGAAAAAACAATATACCCATTACAGGAGATAAACTTTGCAAGAGTTTTTGGAAGTTTTTTTGTGTAATTATCTTAATGCTTTGTTTAACAATATTCTGCTTTTTATTTATTGCTCTAAACCTAAACGATTTATATAAACTTTTTTTATACCTCACGGTTGCCATTAATATAATGATTTGCTTATATGAGTTTGGAAGCATAGGAAGGAATTTAGAGACTATCTATAAAGAAAAACCTAAGTACTTTACTTTATTCGATAATATTTCAAAAACAATCGAAAAGGGAATAACAAACAAGCTTCAAAAATTATTTAAATTATGAAATCCATTGATGAAAGATTACAAGCATTAGAAGATAAGCTATTAACTCCTGAGAATTTTACGGTACGCGAATATCTTAATTACGGAGATTACTCAGTAGTTACTAATTCAGATAGGGAACTAATTTTAGCTGAGTTCGAAGAGCAAAGCACAGCGGAGCAACAACAAAACTTATCTATTCTTTGGGCTATGCAGCCTTACAGAACTGAGTGTGGTTTCCCTTTCTTTATTACCTGCGGTAAACGTACGCTAAGACATGAGTTAAGCAAAGGGCGAAGCGGTGACAGTACTCATTTGTCTGAGGGTAATGATATAACCACTGAGGATGAAGGCAAAATGACCTACTTATCCAATTTATTGAAAAACACTTGGATTGGTGGATATAAGCATTACTTGTCCAAAAATTTTATTCACATCGATATATCCAGAAACAGAACATGGTAGATCCAAAAAAACAATCTTACAAAGATAAAAACGGCACTTCAAGAGTTGGTGATAGCATTCGTTGGTTAGTTGAAAAGGGAACTAAAGTTGCTCCAGAGCTTTTGCAGCTTGCTGGAAGCTTTACAGGTATCAAGGGTTTAGGCGATTTGGTAAATCAAATAAATGATTCGCCAGACATATCTGAAGAAGATAAAAAGATGCTTAATTTTCAAGCAAAATTAGACATTCAACAATACGAAGCCGAAGCTGCTGATAGAGATTCAGCAAGAAAAAGACAAATTGAAATTTCTAAATCTGGAAATCCAGACATATTGTACAACGTATCTGGATTTATTGGCTTAGGTGTTTTTGCCTTTGTTGTGTATTCAATCGTCTTTTTAGACATTCCTTCATCAAACAAGGAAATATTCATACATCTTATTGGAATAGTTGAAGGTGTAGCTTTATCAATATTTGGTTTCTTTTTTGGAAGTTCTGACAATGAGAAAAAACGTTAATATAAAATAATAACTACTACAAACTAATCATAAAGCAATGCAAGCACACAAAGATTTCATAGTACATATACCAGAGCGTTACAAGGGAGGTGTTAAAACTAAAAGTGGTGTCGAAATAAAACTTGACAAAAACTTTTCGGGCAAGGATCTTGCTAATAATGTTTTTGAAGTTATTAATGTTCCTATGGATTATAAAGGAAATATAAAGCCAGGCTTTAGAGTTTTGGTAGATCCTATTGTTGTGCATAACCAAACCTTCCAGAAACATGGCGAAGAGCAAAATCAAAACCTTGTTAATCGAGAAAAAAAACACTACAAAGTTGATCCTCGATTAATTATTTGCTACTCTATGGAAGAAGGAACTGAATTTAAAGCGTTTGGAGATAATCTTATTTGCGAAAAATATGAGCCAAAAGAGAAAGAGGAGAAAATAGAAAAGATAGGCTCCATATTTATTCCAGATATGAGTAGAAAAAATACCGATCAAACTCCTCTTCTTAGAGTGATGATATCGAATAAAGAGTCAAGAAGTCAAGGAATTAATGAAGGTGATTTAATTTATAATCAAGAATTTACCGCTATTGATATTACAATTCGTGATCAGAAATTTATGTGGATTAAGAATCATCATGCTTTAGGTAAGCCTTTAAAAGAAGCCGTATGAAAAACGATGCTGACGTAAAAGAATATCGAAAGGAAAAAACATTGAATTTGATTGAAAAATACAAATCATTAATTGACGATGTGTTTAAAATCTTTGATGAAAACAAGCAGGAATATATTAGCGAAGATGATAAAGAAGAAACTGAACAAAAGAAGCTTGAGAAAATAAAAAAGAGAAGTGTTGCCTTGGATCAAGTTGATCTTTTTCTAACCAAAATAGAAAGCCTTGAGCACCATGTAAAGGAATCTCAGGAATCTCAAAAAGACAATACTACTGAAGAAAAAAAAGAAGAAAAAGAAGGATATCTACACCCAACTAAAAAAAGAGCCAGAAACTAAATGATACATTACTTAGGACATAAGGTAGAGCTAAAGATCACAGCCAAAGATAAAAAGATTTTAAATAAGCTTAAGTCTTGGAGTTATGGTTACAACAAAGAACACGATGTTGTAATTATTTCCAAAGATGGTACGCTTGGCGAAGTCTATGAAATCGAAGGCTTAAAGATTGGACTTCCTGAAATGCCTAATAAAAAGTATATAGTTAATCATGAAAAAATTGATTCTCAGCAAAAGTTTTATCGTGAAAAAAAACCTGCTGAATTAGAGTACAATAGCATAGATGCTATAACCTCAAAATTTACGGGAACAGCTCAAAAAAAACAAGATCAAATTGACTCCTATTTAGAGAAGTTATTTAAAAAGCATCAATCTTATATTGATGAGCAATACAAAAATAGAGAGCAAGGCGTTTGGATATACCTCAAAGGATTGCCTATTTATATGACCGGTACTTATTGGTTTGGTATTCAATGGGTAAGGGAGATAGCTGAGCACCCTAATTTTAGAGTTATCCAAAGTGAGCTTATGATATTCTGGGAAGCTTGCAAGGCTGACCGTAGATGTTTTGGAATGCAGTATGTGAAAAATAGACGTATGGGAGCTTCCCTTTTAGCGATATTTGAAATGCTAGAAGCAGCTACTTTGCATGAAGATAAATTGCTTGGAATGATCTCTAAAAAAGGAGATGATGCTAGTAAAATATTTAGACGTTACATTACAGCTTTTAAAAGACTTCCTTCTTTCTTTAGGCCTGTATGGGATGGAACTAATACGCCTAAGAAAAAACTAAACCTTGAAGAGACTACAAAACGTAAATCTGTTGGAGCTTCAGTCTCAATGGGTAACGGACTTGGAACAATGGTTGAATGGCACAACACCGATATTAATGCAATGGACGGTGATGCTATTTTTAGATCACTTCTTGATGAATCTGGAAAATATCCAAAAGATGTTCCTTTTTCTAAATATTGGCCTATTGTAAAAACTTCACACAGAAAAGGAGTTATAATCACTGGTAAATCTATGGTTGTCTCTACTGTAAACTCACTTAAAAAAGGAGGTTCTGAGTATAAAAAAATATGGGATCAAAGCGATTGCAGGGAGCGCGATCTTAACGGACAAACAAAATCAGGACTTTATCGAATATTTGTTCCTTCAAAATATTGCCTTGAGGGTATGTTTGATGAGTATGGATTTTCAATACTAGAAGACCCTAAAAAACCCATAAAAACAGATGAAGGCGTTTATGTAGAAACTGGCGCCATAAGCTTTTTAGCAAACTCAATTGAAGCGCTTAAAAACGACCCAGAAGATTTAAACGAATTTATGCGTCAAAATCCTGATACTGTACAGGATGCATTTAGAAATGAAAGTGGTGATTGCGAGTTTAATGAGATTAAAATAGATGAACAGATTGAGCATAACAAATGGGAGCTTGAAGATACTTATAACAGCGAAAGCGGAACTTGGAAAGGTAATGCAGGCGTAGAGAGGGGTAATCTTTCTTGGGTGGACGGTATTCGGTTTGGAACAGTTAGATGGAATCCAGACCCAGAAAAAGGGCGTTTCTTTATCAAGCTAGGTTGCCATCCTCCAAAAGAGTTTAGGAATAAATATGAGATGGTTCGTAAAAATGGAGGAATACTAGCTAATTCACCACTGGCAGGACACATTGGAACACTTGGAGTTGACCCTTATAACAGGAGTAAAAATGCAGACGGAAGAGGCTCAAATGGAGCTATCATTTTAAAAACTAAAACCCATACGTGCGAGAGTTTACCAAATAATACTCAAATTTTAGAATACATAGACAGACCTAAAAAAGTTGAACAGTTTTTTGAAGATGTAATTATGGCTTCTATTTATTACAGCATGCCTTTTTTATCAGAACTATCAAACGAAAGATTTTTAGCTAATATAAAAGAATGGGGCTTTCGTCATTTTAGTATGAATAATCCGTTTAAAAAAGGATGGATTAATTTATCCCCTACTGAGCAGGAGTTTGGTGGAGCACCACAACAAGATACCAAAATTGGAGAAGCGCAGTTTTACGCTACAGAAGCTTACATAGAAGATCATGTGGGTGTTGCTAGAGATAATTCTTATCGATTAATGGGTGAAATGGGAGATATGCCATTTACACGAACTTTATATCAGTATAAAGAAGTTGATACGAGTAATAGAACTAAATTTGATGCATATATTGGAGCTAGTTTAGCTGACGTCGGGAACCAAAGACGGACAATAAAAAAATATGTTGAACAAAAACGAATGACCGTTCCTTTTACTGTGTATAACAATAGCGGTTCCGTTTCTAAAATAGCCATGTAATGAGTGATTTAAAATCTAAAAAAGTAATAGGAATACCAGATCCATTAGCTTCAGAAGGAGAAAAGAAAGATCCTGCTTATGGTTTAAAGTGGGCTATTGCTATGCAAGCCGAATGGTTTGGTGGTGGCATGATTAATAATCAATGCTTATTTACCCAAAGACACATAGAGATTGATGAACTAAGACTCTATGTTCGTGGTGAGCAAGATTTAGAAGAAGATAAAAACCACACAGCAAGACAGCCTGACGATTTAACTTTGCACAACCTAGACTTTACACCTATAAACTATGCTGAAAAATTTGTAAATAAGGTTGCTAACGGCATGGGTAGTGAGTTTTATAGAGTAGATGTTAGGTCAATAGATCGATTCTCTTCTCTTGAAAAAAAGAAAAAATACGATAGGCATAAAACTAACATGGCCGCCAACCCAATGCTTAAAAAGGCAGCAGCTCTTGGCCTTCCAGATTTATCAGAAAAAGGATTTGTTCCTCAAGACGTTGCAGAGCTTGATCTTTACAGTCAAATTAAAGAAAGACCATTGCAGGAAATCTCAGAAGAGATACTTATTAATTTTGCGAAAAAAACAAACAGGTGGGAGCAAACTAAAAAGAAAACTGATAAAGATTCGGTTATTACTGGCCTTCAAGTTTCTAGAATCTATACAGATGAAAACAATGGAGTTGTTCCTGAGTACGTTGATCCAGGAACATTCATTCACAGTTTTTCTGAAATGGAAGATTTTAGTGATGCTTTCTATTTTGGCTATGTTGATACTATAACCATAAATGAGTTAAGAAGAGAAAGCGGATATAATGATGTTAAGTGCCGTAAAATAGCAAAACTTTACGCTGGCCAAAACAAATTTAATGAGACAACTTTTGACTTTTCTCATGCGCCTATGCAAACCATTTTAGATATTAAAATTCAGATATTAAGGTTTACATTCCAAAGCGATAAAAAAATTGTGTTCAAAAGATATTTTGATAAAAACAATAAAACTAAAAAAGTATCATTAAGAGATAACAATTATGTTGTTCCTGAAGGTTCCGAAAGTAGCCGTTTATCCAAAAGTTTTGACACTTGGTATGAGGGAAGCTATATAATTGGTAGCGATGAATTTGTTTATAATTATCAAGAAAGTGAAATTTTAGCAAAGGACGAGATGAACAAGGTTTTTCCTCCCTTTGTAGTACAAGCTACTAGCATTTACAGAAACAGACTTAGGAGTTTTCTTAAAAACATAATTCCGTTATGTAAACAGCTTCAAAGGATTCACTTAAAGATACAGCATTTAGTGGCTGAGCTAAAACCAGATCTCATTGAAATTGACATGGACCAAGTGGCCGAGCTTATAAGTGACGCTAAAGGAAACCCAGAAGAAAATATTAAAAAAGCTCTTTCTTATCTAAACGTAAAAGGTATTGTTCTTAAAAAAAGGGTGAACATGGGCGAAGATGGCATGAAGGATGGAAATGCCGCCAGACCAATGCCAAATCAACAAGGTAGTGCTTTGGGTGCTCTATTAAATTCTTGGAGTTTCTACTACAAGCAGATTGAAGACATTACAGGATTAGATCCAGTTGGAGCACAATCTCTTGTTGGCACAAATCAAATGATTCAATTATCCAACAACACGGCCACTAAACATATTGTCGATGCTTCGGTAATGTTTGATAAGCGTGTATGCGAAACCATAAGCGCAAGAACCAAAGGGATTTTTAAATTCGAAAGACTTAAGCATTTAAGAAAAACACTTTCGGATGCGGTTGGACGTGAAAACATTGAAGCAATTAAAGGCTTAGAAAATAGAAGCCTTCATGAGTTTGGTTTTACACTCGAAATGGTACCGGCTAAAGAAGAATTGGACGAACTTAGAGAGGACTTAGGTATATCCTTAAAAGAAGGAAATATAGATGTTTCTGATAAATCTGAGATATTGGCTATTGCTAGAAATAACATGAAGCAAGCTAGACAGTACATGCACTTTGTTAGGGGTAAAAATATTAAGCAAAGAATGAAGGAGACTGAATTTAATAATAAAACTCAAGCTAAAAATAACATGGATTCAGCAAGAGCAAAACAAGAAGAAGAAGTTTCATTGTACGAACAAAAGAAGATGATTGACCTTAAATATGAAGCTCAAAAAAGCACATTAGTTTTGAAGGAATTACAAGCTAAGATGCAAATTGAAGAACCATTAAGACAGTCAAAATTCGAACAAGATGTTTATTTGGAACAAACCAAAGGGTTGACAATCTTGAAGCGTGATGAAATGAAAGAGAAGGCTAAAGACGATAGACAGGACGTTAAGAGTAGTCAGCAAAGTGTATTAATCGATCAAAGATTAAAAGACACAGGATCTTTCGACTTCACTAAACCAGATTTTAATTTAAATGAGCTTTTAGGAGTTGGATAGTATCTGATTCTATTTTTAAATTCAAAATCCCATTCGCAAATTATTGTGAGTGGGATTTTTGTTTTACCACTGTTTTAAGTGTATTCATTAAAATTTAGTATAAGTAAAGTATAGATTTAGTATAAACATATTTGTATTTGTATCATTATATTTTATACTTTTGTATTATATAATAGATAAAACAAATACTATGGCTATCGGGAAAAGTTTTTTAAATGCATTTAGTGAGAAACCAGCTGCTCCAAAGCCAGCTGCTACAGTTGTTGATCCAGTTGATCCAAATGCTAAACCGATAGAACCCATTGATCCAGTTATTGAACCAGTAGACCCAGAACCTAAACCAATTGACCCAGTAGATCCAGTCGATCCAAAGCCAGTTGACCCGGAGCCAGCGGTAAACGAAATTAACGATGAAGCTGTTTTAAAATACTTTAAAGAAAAAAGAGGTAAAGAGTTTGCAAGCCTTGATGATTTCTTTAAAGATCCTGAGCCTGCAACAGATCCTTTTGAGGGTTTATCTGAAGAGGCCTTACAATTTTTAAAGTACAATAAGGAAACTAATCGAGAGTATGATCAATTTAAAGAACTCAATAGAGATTATAGTAAGACAAACCCTGCCGAACTAGCAAGAGAAAAAGCTATCGCAATGAGCGATGGTTATTTAGACAGCTCTAACGTAGATGATTATTTAGAAGACGAATTAAAATTAGATGTTTCTGATTTTGAAAGATTGTCTCCAATCGAAAAAATGAAGTTGAAAAACTATGGAGCTGATTATTTAAAGTCTCAAAAAGAACTTCAAGAGAAATACAAAAAACCTGCCGAAAGAAAAGGCGATGTTGAAATGGTCACTCTCGAAAATGGAGAGCAAATGTCCAAAGTAAAATATGACAAATTATATGATCAACAAAAAGTGTATCAACAAAGCATTCAAGACTCCTCGGATAAAATCAAGGTTTCTGCTTATGATATCAAAATTGATGATAACGGTACCGAAAAAGTGATGAACGTCGGCTATGAGTACACAAAAGAAGAAGTGCGTGATATGGCTTCCTCTGCACTCGATATAGACGGTTTTTATCAAAAAGCTTTTGGTGGCGATAAGGGATTAGACTATGGTAAACTTCAAGAAGGCCTCCATTGGGCTAATCCAGCAAAAAGGGAAAAAGCTATAACCGCAATTGTACACAAGGCGTTAGCTCAACAAGCGGAAGATTTTTCAGCTATTGAGCATAACGCAGCTCCAAAAGTTAAGTCTATACCTGGAAGTGGAAACTCAGGATCTAAAGACTCAATTATGAATTGGAGAGCTGCAACAGGACAGAAAAAAGGAAAGGGATTGGGAGGACTTACTCCAGAACAATTTTAACTTTTAAAACATAAAAAAATGGCTTTTGATTTATTAGACGCTAACTTGTCAGGAGGCCCAGCGGTAATTGCAGCTCCAGGAGGTGTAAATGCCACCGCTGAAAACTTCATAGACGACTACACCTATGCTCAGAAATTTGCCCCTGAGCTTATTCCACAGCTTCACAGCGCGTACGGAAAAGGAAAAATCCTTAAGTTAACTGAGCTTGTTGGAAACGAAAGCACTTATGCTGCCGATAAGATATCACACTCAGAAGAAGGAAGACTGCATAATGCAGTAAAAAATGTAACCACTTCAGGAAATGTATTTACGTCTCCAACTCCGCACAATGCGCGTATTAAAGATATTATACTAATTACCGATGGTGTTGCTGAATGGCAAGCAGAAGTTACAGCAATTACTTCTACTAAAGTTTTTACAGCAGTAACAAGAGGTGAAGCGTTTGACTTTGCAGCTAGTGTTGATATTCTTATCGATTTTACTAACTCTTGGGCTAAAGGAGATGTAAACTTTACAACATCTCGTAGATGGGACCCAACCATTTATGACAACTTTACCCACATTGTAAAAGAGTATTACGAAATCAATGCTTCGGATATGATTCATAAGACATGGATTCAAACTCCCGAAGGCCCTAAGTGGCACAACTATGAGATGATGAGGACTTCTACGTTATTTGATAACAAGGTAGAGTTTACCCATCTTTTTCATGAGCGTAAAGCTAGTGGCGAGAATAGAGGAATGAAAGGTGTTATTCCTCAAATTGAAGAAAGAGGAAACATTGCTAACGAGTATATCGAAACTATTGAGGAGCTTTCTGATATAGTGAGAAGACTTAAGCAGCAAGGTGGTGGTTGTAACTCTTACAACGTGTGGCATGATCACAAACAAGGAGCTTTTTTCCGAAGAATGCTTTCAGGTGTTAACTCTCATTATGTAGGTGGTGGAAATTATGGAGCATTTAATAATAGCCGTGATATGTCTATGGCGCTTGGCTTTAATGATGTGTCTATTGATGGTGTTACTTTCTTTTTCCAGCCTTTGGAAATTTTAGATAACCCTTCATTGATGGGTAGTACAAAATTCCGTGCAACTGGTCTTGCTTACTTGATGATACCTAACGGTAATACAAGTATTTACGACAATGGAAACACAGTGTCTACACCATTTTTAAGTGTACGATACAGAGGAGACGAGTCTTACAATAGAAAGCGTGAGCTTAAATTGTTTGGCCCAAATGGTACTCCACAAGTAAAGGATGCTCAAAGTGCTCACTACACAAGTGAGTGTTTGAATCAAGTAGCAGGAGCTAACAACTTCTTAGTAGGAAGGGGGTCTGCTGTATATTAAGTATAATAAACTAAAAGGGGGTTGAAATATCAGCCCCTTTTTTTTTAATAACAATAAAAAAGCAAGCGGAAATGGCAAAAACAAAATTAAATTATGAATTAACAAAAAATAGAAGGCCTGCATCATGGCAGCTTCCTATTAAAAACATCATGCTTGAAAAGTTTGATGGTAAAAAATCACTTGGATTAAGGAATATAGAATACATACCCGGTGAAGTAAGTATTTTTAAAGAAGATCATCAAGGCGATCAAGAACCCCCAGGGGTTTGGTTTGAAGACGGAGCTTTACAAGTTGATAGCGCTAACAAAGTTTTAGTCGAAATCCTAACAAAGCACCCATGGAATAGAATTCATTTTAATAAGGTTGATCATGACGTAACTGCTAGTAAGAATATTGATTTGATGGAGCTAAGATTTAAAGCTTATGAGGCTGTAAGTAGCAAGGATTCTGAGGAAATGAAAGCTCGTGCTTTTGTATTATTAGGAGCTTATGTGATTTCTCAAAGTGACAAGCTTATTGAAAGTCAACTCAAGCAATTCGCTATGGACGATCCTGAGAAGGTATTGGAAGAAATGAAGCAACCAGATTACGCACCAAAGACTGTAGCTGCTTTAGCTGTTCTAAGAGGCGTTCTATTAATAAACCCTACCAATACTCAAATTAGTTGGGCCGATACAGGTAGATCCTTGATAAGCATTGCTGCAGGCCAAGATCCTATCAGCAAATTAGGTCAATTCTTATCTGGTAAGGATGAAAGTGCAAAGCTTACTCTTCAAGAAATTGGAGAGAAAATAACTAGAAGTTACGAGTTCAAAAAAGACTACACAGCTAGTGAAGAAATCCAAAGCATACTTGCAAATAAAGACGAGGATAGTGTAGATTCGCACAAGTCTAAAGAAGGCGATGATCTTGACTTAAAAGAAGCTCGTGAAGAGTACGAAGATGATTTTAATAAGCCAGTTCCAATCAACAAGAAAAACGATTTGGAATGGATAAAAGAAAAAATAGCAGAAGGCCCTAAAGCTGACTAACTAACAATACTTTCCAGTTCTGCTGGTTGTGCGTTTCCCGACGCTAGGACCCTTTAGCAATAAAGGGTCCTCTTTTTTGGTATAGGTTCTATTTAAAACTCTTCTCAAACCAAATATGCAAGTCTATTCCAAAAAAGCATAGTTTAATACAATAACTATGAGGGCTTGAATACCATTCTTGTATTCCGAATATTACCCAATCACAATTCCTAGAGTATTTCTTTTGTTTCCACCGATTGATTAATGATAATCCTTCGTATTTTGTTGTGAAATTTCTTTTCATCTACTTACTTTTTATATTAATCGCTACATTCAGAACTACAACCACTACCAGTACCAAAAACAAAGTCTTTTTGTAATCCTATTTTTTCTATTTTTTCCATTTTTAAATTTGTCTTAAATCTCTTATTGGTTTCTTTTTCTTTGATCTTAGCCCAATTCATAACTTTTGGTGCATCTTCAAAGTTTTTTCTCAATTGCTGTGGTTGTTTATTAAAGCACATCTGGCAATTGCTATCTTTAGGAAATACTAATCCACTCTTTAATGCCCATAAATATATGTGATAGTGCAATATTTTATCATCAATAAGAGGAAAATCACCAACACGCCACTCAACATCTCTATGCCAATTTTGTCTTTTTTGCCCATAAATATTGCAACTTATTGGAAGTTCGTATTTAGTTGTTAATCTATCTTTTCGTTCTGCTTCATCAAGTCTATATCCAATTCTCATTTTTACAGGCAAATCGGTATATAAATAGCACCATTCAAATATTGGCTTTAACTTCATTAATTCAGTACACCATCTCTGGTCGTGTTTTGGTAATCCTTTTTTGTAATTAATCCACCAATCAAAACTTTCATCACGCAACCAAATTATTTCTTTACCTAATTTTTGTTCTAAATCTAAAATAACATTTAGGTTTAAATAATTTTCAGGAGTTCCAATACATTCTCCAAATCTTGAGCTGTATTTTTGAAGTTTATCATTCACTAATTGCATTACTTTTTTATCCGGGTGCGCACATTCTTTATCGTCATTACACACTAAGGCATACAAATTATAATCCGCTGGATAGTGCATAGCTAAATAACTACTTGTTTTACCACCACTCAAACTATTTACTGTTTTCATCTACTTACTTTTTACGATTCCTTTTTTTTCTAGCTCTTCTATTTTTGGCAAAACTTTCTTCTTGCTTTCTGTAGTTAATTACAGGCTCGTTTGGATCAACCCAAGGTTCTTCAAAATAAGGTCTTGCTTTTATTTTATAAGAATAATCATCTGTATTATTAATTAAAATTCCTCTGTCAACTGAAGCGCATGTTGGAGTTACATAACTAGCTTTTATAGCAAGTGATCTTAAAAATTCTTTACAGCTACTACGACCACCAATAACCACTACTCTTTTGCTTGATGGGTTTTCTTTATCAGGTACGTACATAAGTTCAAAGATTTATTTTTATTCATAATACCAAAGTCAAAATGAGCTGCTTCATCTAGTAATTGCCAGTCAAGTTGTGAAGCATTAAATCTCTTATCTTTAATAATTCCTAGCTTTATAAGAAGTCTTTGTATCAAATTTGGTTTCCAAGATTTGAAATTAATCTTACTCCAATCAATCTTATTTTCTATTTTTTCCATTATTTCCCTAACCATTTCGCTTTCTCGCTTGCCGTTCGCTCACTTAAAGTCATTTCAGTTTTCACCCTTGCTTTATCATTCACATAATCCCAAACCCAAGTTACCTTTTTTCCATTTGCGTCAGTCACTTCCATGGAGCCGTACATCTTACAAATTCTCGCTAATCCTCCCATTTTTTAGTTTTTAAATAAGTTGTGTTATTAGTTTGTTACAAGCTATTTAGTCTTTTAGTTCTACATCACACAATGCAAAATAAGCACCAGCTGAAATTTTACCCTCTGTCATTCGACATAGTTCTAATGCGTTAGCTTTTCTATCTTTACCCGTTGTATTTTTATCTTTAAGTATCTGTTCCAACTTAAATATAAATAAATCTTCATCACGCTTTAGTTGTTTCTTTTTGTTGAAATTAAATAAAAATGCAAATAACCAATCTGCTATTAATGTTCCTAAAATTGCTATTACTATATTTATATTCATAATTTTATATTTATTAAGTTGTGTTATTCATGTGTTAAGTGCAAGCTAACTTTCGTGCCAAGCCTTAAACTCCGTTAAAAAAGTCTGGTTTTGGGGTTCGTGTCCTTTAACGTAACTTATATGTGCGTAAGTAGTTTTAAAGTTATATTCGTAGACTGTTTCATATCCAAAATATTTACAAATCCTTTCTGCTTGTTTTTGGTAGTCATTATTTTTTATATCCTTATTATAAAAACCAACCTTTTTTAACTCCTTGAAATCAAATTGGTCTAGTAAGAAGTTTTTAAGTAGTCTCTCTTTTTCGCCAGCACTTAACAATGTATAACAATCATTGTCAGTTACTTTTTGGTTGTTTTTTTCTTTACTCATAATTTGTTATCAATTAATTCTTGTACTATTGTTTTAAGGCGATCCGAGGGTTGGCATTTTTCAAGCCAAAAATCAAAGCCCCTTAGTTCACTCATTATTAATCCTAGAGAAATCTTTTCTCTATTGTCCTTTTTCAATATCATTTGTTTTTGGATATGATCCAGAGAATTAAAATGTATGCTTTCTTGTAATTTTTCTTGTGATATCATTTTTTAAATATTAGTATGCTGTTAATTCCTTTTTTAATGGTGAAGGCTTTTTTGTCATTGAGATTGTTTAGTGTTTCCCTTAATTCTGAAAAGCTTATGTTGAGTTTTTCTGCAATTAGCATAGCGCTTATACCACACTTCCCGTTTGTTTTATCGTGGTAGTCCGAAACCTCTTTGAGTACTTTTTTTTCTAGATCATCCAATGGCTGTAAATATATATTTGATTTATATAATATTTATACTAAAATAACACTTTAAATCTATTATTTTTGTATTAGATATAAATTTTACTTATAGCAAAATGATAGATCAAATTAAAAAGAAGGTAGAATTCTTTATAAACACTCAGATGAGAGGGAACTTTACCCCAGGAAAATTTGAGCTTGCTCTTCATGATTCCATACAGTCTCGTAATGAAGAATACTTTTATGACTTAAATCGATTAATTGTAAGAGAAAATAGAGGTGTAATTAGCGGAGGAATTGCTAACATACCAGATACTTACAGCGAAAAGATATTACACTACCTTGAAGAATCCGAGCCAATTACTGTAGAAGGCAGTCGCATAGAACTTCCTTCCGATTGGAGATATCTAGATGAGTCTGAAATAGTAGAAGGTGGAACTCTAGAGTTTTGCAGAAACAGAAGGGAATTTAATATTCAAAAAAGCTTAGCCACTACTCAATATCCAGTCTATACAATTATTGGAAAAAATATATTGATTGCTCCAATTCAAGACGGTAGCAAAGTAAGGATATCGTATTTGAGAAACATAAAATATCCAAAATGGACTTATACAAGTGTAAATGATGTAGAGTTATTTAACCCTGATGATGCTAACTTCCAAGATGCGGATATCCACTCTAGCGAAGAAAATGAAATGGTAAGAAGGGTTCTTATGGCGTTTGGTGTAAATCTTAAAGAGACTGATTTATTATCATACACTATGCAGCAAGAGAGTATAGATTTTAACCAAGATAACGCTTCTTAATTATGGCTATACAAAAACCTTCAGACTACTATGCTGATAAGAAAAATTGGGGCAAATACCAATATATCACTCTTAAGGATTTAGTAGATGATATGCTTGCCGACACAACCGATACAGATAGTTTTTTGGCTAATACAAAAAGAAGCCAAATTGTAAGAAAATTAAAAAAAGGTATTCGAGTAGTAAATAATGCTACTCAAAAAATGTTTAATGTGGCTCAATTAACGGTGGGTCCTAACTTGTATTTTGCCCTGCCCCAGAACTATGTTAATTGGATTAGGGTTTCTGTGATAAATGAAGAAGGACGTTTACAACCTTTGAATATCAACAACAAAATAAATACAGCATCCGGATATCTTCAAAATTATAAGCATGAAATCCTTTTTAATCACGAAGGAGAGCTGCTAACAACAGATATGGCTAATGCTTACCAAACACCACATATTAGACACACTTTTGAGTCTACACAAGACACTTCTCTTTTGTCTAAACATGGAGAGTTTAAAGTAAACGAGGAAAGAGGTACTATTCATTTTAGCAGTAACCTTGAAGATCAAGATGTTGTTATTGAATATTTATCAGACGGGTTGGATCTTGAAAATATAAGAGAAGAGGAAATAAAAGTTCACAAAGACCTGCAAGACGCTGTAAGGTGGTTTGCGATTTCTGAAATTATATCAACAAGAAGGAATGCAAATCAGTACGATAAGTCCTCAGCTAGAAATAGGTACAACACCGAAAGACACAAAGCCTTAATTGCTTCTCTAAATTTCGATTTTTTAACAATAGGTCGTGAAATTAATTCTATGCCAAAATGATATTTAAGCAAAACTTTGTAAAAGGCCGTCTTAATAAAGATGCAGACATAAGATTGATGCCAAAAGGAGAGTATAGAGATGCTTTTGGGGTTGAAGTTATCAATAGCGAAGGGGATGATATGGGGGCCATAGAAGTCATGCTTTCCAATAAAAAGTTGACTAGCTATGACGTGGGAGAAAATCCTCTAGACATGGGTAATTTTTCAGATGAATTTCGAAAAAAAATATACTGGTTGGTTCTTTCTGATTTAGGAAGTTTTTTATTCGAATGGGATGATCTCAATAAAGTACAATCATTGGTTTTAGGAGATACTAGAGAAGAAGGCTCCCGTGTTTTTTCTCTTCACAAAGATCATCTTATTACAGGAATTGTTAAAGTCAACACTCAACAGGTCAAGAGCGACCTCCTTTTGTTTACTGATGATAATATGCAACCAATATGCATAAACATCGAGAGAGCTAAAACCTATGGGGTAAATGGGTTTGTAGAAGAGGATATCTTGCTTATAAAAAAACCGCCAAGAAAAGCTCCAAAAATAACACCGACCTACACCTTGGACGGAGGCAATAATAATGAAGAAAGATTTTTTCTATTTGCCTCTAGATTTAGATATCTTGATGGCGAATATAGCGCACCTTCCGATTTTAGTAATTACAACTTTACTCCACAACCCTTTGACTTAGATTATTTTACTTTAGATAATTTAGGAATGATCAATTCTTTTAATGCTGCCAAAATTGAATTTAATACTGGAGAAAAACAAGTCACAGAAATCCAACTCTTAGTAAAAGAAACTTTGAGTAATTCTTTGATGATCATTGAAACTTTTAGTAAAAGTAAAAGCGGATGGGGAGACAATCAAACAAAGAGCTTTTTGTTTTCCAACAACAAAACTATCACTCCTTTACCTAGTGATCAGCTATTTAGGTCTTTTGATAATGTTCCCAGACTTGCTAAGGCTTTATCCTTATTAGAAAACATTCCAGTTTTTAGTAATTATGTTGAAGGTTATAATATAGAGGATAGCGAAGGTGTTCCAATCAATATTGATTATACTATTTCTGTAAAAACACAAGCCTTAGAAAGTGGTAATATATTGGATATTTCTTTTGCAGATCCACAAAGAATTTTAATAACAAATCCTAACGCATATCCATTGCAAGAGGGTTTAATCATGGTTATAAGTATAGAGACTGATATTAATGGTGCTCCTGGTTATGGCAATACTTTTTTCCATACTCTTGATTCTGATTATGCAAACTTAACTAGCTTATTTGGAAGCTCATCTTTTGGGGTATTTATAGATATTATAAATTCAGATTTTCAACAAAACTATAATCAACAAAATAGCTACAGTCCACCTTCTAACCTAGTGCTTCAAGATCCTCCAAGAATATTTAAAAGCACCTCTGGGGGTGATTCTGCATTAGCTATCGATTCTCTAGTTTTTAAAAACGTTAGTGATAATTCTACAGTAACAGTTCCAATAACATTTACCGCAGGAACTAGTTTTTCGATTACCAATGATATTAACTCTGGTACAACTAAGACGAATAGAAATTATGAAGTTGGAAAAGTTTATATGGATAAATACGGAAGAAGAAGTAGTGTCCTAACTTCCAAGAGCAATACTATATTTATTCCTCAAGCTTTCTCTTCTTTTCAGAACAAATTAGTCGCAACAATTACTGGTCCTGCTCCATATTGGGCTGATCGATATAAGCTTGTAGTAAAATCGAATCCACTTGCCTACCAAACACTTTATGTTACTGAATTTTATTCAGAAGATTTTTATACATTTTGTAAACTTGAAGGCAACAATAAAGACAAGATTTCAGTAGGTGATTTTTTAATTATTAAAAAGGCTGGACAAATAGTAATGACCAATCCTATTAAAATTAAGGTTCTGGAAATTGAAGTTAAGGAAGAGGATTTTATCTTAAATAATCAAGATGAAGACGAAAATGACATAATAGAAAGAAGAGGGGTGTACATGAAAATAATGCCGAAAGGATTCTCTATGAATAGAGGCGATTTTGATGTAAAAGCAAGTGAAGCTCCAGAGGGTTATAGTCCATTTACTTTTCCAGTAACTTACCTTGATTTGTTTACCAAAATTGAACCTGAAGATTCAGAGCTTGAAGATTCAGAACTTGAAATACCTTCAGGAACCTCAATAACTTTATTTTTAAACAGTTCAAGAAACTATGATGATGGATTTAAAAACGTCACTTATGATACTCAATTTTTTGCACAAAGACAATACGATAGTATTGAGGAATGGTTTAGAGAGGTCATATTAAGCAGAACAACGCTCTTAGCTGACGACGGCTCAGAAGAGTTTAACTTTGACTACTTACCTAATATTGAACTTGTAAGAGGCACTGGCCCTTTTGGAGATTCTTCTAACCAAAAGTTATACTTAAGGGTCATAGGTCTACTTTCTGGAAGCACAGAAGATAGAATTGTTTCAAATAGGGTAAGAAAAGGACGAATACAAGCTAAAATTATTGTACGTATAGGTAGTGGTGTTTATGTTTTTGAAACACTTCCAAAACAAGCTGATTCAGATATATTTTTTGAAACAGAACAGTGCTTTGATGTGGTAGATGGTCAGCATAAAGGTAACGTTCAAAATCAAGATTTTTCTGAAGGTGTTGATGATGCAATAGTTGAGATGGACTTTTTTAATTGTTACACGCAAGGAAACGGTATTGAAAGCTTTAGAATAAGAGATGAATTCAACACGAATTATTTAAGCATTGATACAAGGCCTTCATCAACTAGTGTAGAAGAGTATCGAGAGATAAGAAGATTTGCGGATCACACTTACGGAAAACCTTACATAGAAAGCACCAACATAAACGGATTAAATGAATTTAACCTAAGTAATGCTAATTTTAAAGAGATAGATAAGCAGCACGGAAGCATACAGAGGACTTTATCTAGAGAAGGCAATCTTTTAGTGCTTCAAGAAGAAAAGACTGGCTACGTCCTCTTTGGAAAGGATTTATTATCAATGGCTAATGGTCAAGGCGTATTAGCAACAATACCTGAAATACTTGGAAAATATATTCCATACGCAGGAAATAACGGAATAGGTAAAAATCCAGAAAGCTTAGCGGTGGACGGAAATAGAGTAAACTGGATAAATGCTAGAAGGGGAGTTCCAATGAGGCTATCCGCAGATGGGGTTACTGAAATTAATTACGGAATGTCTTCTCATTTTAGAAATCTTTTTATAGAAAATCCTACTTCCAGAAAGATAGGGGGGTATGATGCTTATTTTAAAAAGTACGTGATTAGTATAGAAGATGAAATATCTGAAAATCTTAATGCTTTTTGTGGAAATGTTATTCAGAAAACAATCACCGAAGCATTCACATTTGTACTAAACATAAATTTTCTTTTGGGAGAAACAGTTCTAAATACTGAGGTAACTAATGGAGAAGTTAATATTTCTGCTGTTTACGACGGAGTTATTTACAGCGATAATGGCGTAACAGAGTCCTCTAGTTTAGAAATTCCCAGAACCGATTTAACTAAAAATACAATTCAGGTTACAATTACACCAGTAAGCGATACGGCAACAATTCAAGTTACTAATGTTTGTCCTCTTGGTATTCCAATGAAAGTAATAAGTATAGTTTTAGCCGATCAAAGCGATATAGGCACGACAATAATAAATAGATATAAATGGGGAGCTGGATCTTTCTTTAGTGAAGATCACTTGTTTGAAGAATTTCTTGTTAGCAAATTTGAAGTTCAAGAAGGATTAGAGGGGAATTCAAGATTTCCAGAAAGAGGAAGGTCTGTAAACATACAGGCTTTTAAAGATTCCAGTACTACGGGAATTTTTAGCGCTAACAAACTAAACAGGCTAGGCTATTTAGTAAGCTCCCAAGCGTATAATGAAGCTAATATAGATAATATTTTAACTGATGCAACATTTCCCGAAACAACACGAACCCAAGTTTCTATCAATAGTTTTATAGATCAAATAAGTTTTGATTTTACCCGTGTAAATAGAACTCAGGACCTATATCTTATATGGGATTATCAAGACAAAAACCCACCACTAATTGCTAATAATGATATTTTCGATGTTACTTCTAAAGCAGTAAGAAATCTAAACGTTCTTGCAAATGATATAGGTGTTGACCCTCAAACTATTGAGGTTTTAATTATGTCTCAGCCTCAACTTGGTCATATAGAAGTAAATGATGATAATACAATAAAATATACACACACTTTGAAAAGCTTGGATTCTGATTCTTTTTTCTACAGACTATCTAATGGTGTAGTTCAAAGCGAAAACGCTAGGGTTACAATAAACATTACGGAAGAGGGTGAAGAAATTGAGGAAAGACTAACAATAACTCCAGACAGCAGTGTATTAAGCAGAGATCAACAATCCTTCACAATTACTGTAAACTCTAATACTAATTGGATTGTAGATAAGCAAGTCACATGGGTAACTCCTACTCCTCTTTCTGGGTCTGGTAACGGAACAGTAACAGTTTTAGTTTCACAAAACAATAGTGGACTTCGTAGAAACACCACACTTACATTCTCAACAGGAGATGTAACACGACAATACAGTATAAATCAAGGAACACAAGCACAATAACTAAAATGGCACAGACATTAAATTTTTCTGAAAAAAACAAAGGATGGACGGGGGAATCTCCGTTTACTCCTGGGGGAATTACAAGCTTAAATAATAGGTTTTTCACCTTGAAAAATGGTCAGCTTTATTTACATAATGACAAGGATAATGATGTTAAATGTAATTTCTATGGGGAGCAATTTACCGCAAGAATAAAGACGGTATTTAATGATGTTCCTGATAGCGATAAGATTTTTAAGAACTTAATTTTAGAAGGTGATGGGAAGTGGAAATCTACAGTAGAAACTAACTTTGTCAAAACCACAGTTAGAACCTCAGAATTTGTGACTCAAGGAAGTAAGGAGTTTGCTTTTCTAAGACAAGAAGAGTCTACCGAAATTACCCAAGGAGGTGATACGCAAGGTGTAGGGAATATTAATACTGTAAATAATTTGATTATAACAGTAGGTAAGGTACCAGATAACACAAACAATGGTGATGCTTTATTTCAAGTAGTTAATAATCAATCTGAATTTATAGGAATTATTAATAGTCACACAAAAACTACCATAACCTTAAATTCTATTGCAGAAGATTTAACTCTACAACAAGGATCTTTTTGCTTTATAAAAAAGGTTTCAAGAATTGAAGGAGCCGAAATAAACGGTTACTACATGGAGGTAACTCTTGAATTGGAATCTACTGGTCAGGCTGAGCTTTTTGCAATCAGTACTAATGCAATAAAAACAGGCGTATGATACAAGCTAGACTATTAAAAAATGACAATTATCCTACTCTTGTAAAGTGGTGGAAGGATAGCAGATTTCCCCCTCCAGGGCTTGACTACTTGCCACAGGTTAACGGTGAGCTTCAAGGTGTAATGATACAAGATGGTGATAAAGAAATATGTGCTGGATTTATTATAAACACGACTGTTCCCAAAGGGGCCATGGTCGAATATATTGTAGCTAATTTTGATATTAAAGATAGAGAATTAAGAAAGGAATCTTTAAATCTTTTAATAAATACAATTTCGGAAGTTTGTAAAGGCATGGGTAAAACCTTTTTATTTACAAGCCTTAAAAATCCTTCATTAAAGAATCGCTTTGAAGATTGCGGTTTTATTACAGGAAGTACAGGTACCTGCGAAATGGTAAAAACGCTTTAAGTTTGTTTGTTGTTTGTTTAAATGAAAAAAGCCTCAAGGATTAACTTGAGGCTTTTTAATGTATCAATATGATTTCTTTACCAACCAACATAGCCATCAATTCGATAGGCCTGCAAGTGAAAACTATTTATTTTAGCTTTATATTGTTTAGTGAATAGCTCTCTATTTTCTTGAAGTCGTTTATTTATTGTTTCCTTAAATTGTTTACTTCGATTTTCAGAAACTCCTTCAGGAGATAACAGGATTTCATCACTAAAATTTTCTTTCAAATCAAAATCAGAGATATCACATAGTTGATTTTTGCCAACATCTACTACCTCTAGAATATTTACAACATCTACAATGTCAAAATCCACATCTTGACTGACTTCTACCTTTTCTTTTTTCTCCAAGTCGGGGTAAAAACCGCTTGCGAAGATGTTCATACTGAACAGCAACATAAAGAGAACCATTACTTTTTTCATTAAATAAAAATTTAGATTAATACTATTTCACTCAAAAATATATCTTTTTTATATATAAACCAGTGTTTCATTCTGTTTTTATTATACTAAATTTGCATTAAGTATAATTTTAAACTAATAAAAATGGCAATAGGAACGACGGCTGCAATAATGGGTGGGGTTGCCTTAGCAGGATCAGGTTTACAGATAGCCCAAGGAATGAGACAAGAAAGGGAAGCTAATTCTGCCTTAAACGATTTTGAAAGACAAGACCTTGAAAATGTTTACAGCGATATGCCAATTTCTTTATTGGGTTCTAATCTAAGGAGAGAAGACGCAAGTCAAGCTACTGCAAATTTAACAGAGGCAGCAAGAGGATCTGGGATAAGAGGTGTTTTTGGAGCGTTGCCAAGAATACAAGCTTCAAGTAACCAAGCTGCAAGAGTAAATCAATTGGACGTAGACGACCAAATCATGAGACGTAATTTTGCAATCGCAGGAGATGAGGGAAGAATTCAAGGAATTCAAGAAAATAGGGATAATCAGGACTTAGCAGGAATAGGACAACTCATGTCGGTAGGTCAGCAGAACCAACAATCTGGTATAAGCGGTGCTTTTAATAGTGCTGGATTAATAGGTTCTGGTTTTACTGGAATGACTGGAGGTGGTGAAACTCCGCAGACTCAAAGCGTTGGTGTTGGTACGTTAAATCAACAGCCTAGAGCAATGATGAATCCTATGATGGCTCCAATGGGATCAATGATGCCTGGCATGGGTACGGTAGGAAGCAATTCTTTAGCTGACTTTTTTAGACAACAAGAGGAACGAAGACTATACGATGATGCTGCTCCTAAACAATTTGGAGTGTAATTTATTTTTAACTTAACTTAGCGTAAAAACTAAAAACGTCGGGAACTATGAAAAATTTACTACAAAAATTGGTTGTGTTATCTTTAACTTTAATGCTTTTTAGCTCATGCGTTGCTATAAAAGCTCCACAGATATGGACTGGCATGACTGTAAATGAATTTATTAATGAGGCTAAGTATCAAGAGCTTGTCAGTATGGATAGTGGATGGACTATCTACAGAGTTTTTTACGGAGCCAGCGCTCAAAACGTCATGTTCTACTACTTTTATGACAATAAGCTTGTTAAAATGAATCGAGGTCAAAGAGATGTTGACGTGCGAGTTAGAGTGAATTAAACATACAATACCCATATAATAAATTATTTTCTTTAAATTATACTAGATATAATTATTATGATACTATTTTTCTATTAAATTTGTATTTATTATAGATTTTTATTATAGAAAATGGCAAAGAAAGGTAATTACGCAGCATTCCAGAACTTACAGCCAACTCAAAGGCTTTCTCGTGATATACAATTCTGGAACAATGACGCGGCTAATCGAAGACAGGAAGATCGTATTAATGATCAGATGCAATTTGAGCGTGATCAAACTGCCAAAAAAGCTAAGCGAGATTTCTACGACAAAAACATTAAGCCTTTAAATAATTACGATACCGGTTCTTCATCTTTGAACGAAGCGAACGCAAGGTTGCTTGCAAAAGCAACAGATCAATACTTACCTTTATTACAAACTCTTGAAAGTTCAGATCCTTCTAGCGAAGCTTACATTAAAGCTAAACTAGGACTAGACAACTTGCAACAACTTCCTGAGAAATTGTTAGCTTTTACACAGCGAGGAACCCAAGAATACAATGCTTACTTAGCTGCTTCAAAAAAAGAAGATGTTTGGAGAGACGTAGAATATGAAAAGCGTTATAAAGATGGTTGGAAAGGTATTAAGCTTGGGCTAGATGATCAATTTAATCCAGTTGGTGCTTTTACTGATATAGATGATGATAGTTTTTTAGACGTTGTTTCTTATGATCAATACCAAAGTGGCCAAGCAAGTTTTACTCCCGTTAAAAGATACAATTTTGAAACTATCGCCAAAACTGTAGCGGCAGACGCAGGCACAATAGAACAGGAAAAAATTACTCAATTTGGTTTTGGTACACAAGAAACCATAGGTATAAAAAAGGAATTTGTAACATCGGCAGCGGATAGAATGTTTACAGTTGATGGCGAAGGAAAGTTTAGCCCCTACGCTATAAGTGCTTTTGTGGAATCAGGAATATCTGTACAGAGAGCAACCGAAGATGATTTGCTAAAAGTAAAAAACGCCTTTATTCAAGATGTAAATTTAAGAAGCGACTCTACTGAGAAAAATACAATAGACAATTCTGGTATAAACTCTAGAAATAAAGAAGCAAGACTTTCAGGAGAAGGTGGAAGCACTGTAAAATTCACTGAGGCGGTAAAACCTTCTAAACAAGTTTATGGAAGCCTTTTTGAAAATATTGCTCTAGGAGCTAAGAGTGTTGGTTTCCAAGGGTCAGGAGTTGTCCTTGATGCAGTTCGTGATGGGGATGAAGTTATCACAAATGCTACGGTAAAAAATGCCACTTACGATAGCGATGATAATTTGATAATTGATATTTCTTATCAAGATGTGAAGAGCTCAACATTTAAAGCTGAAGAAGAAAGCTTGTTGGAGAAGATAATAAAATCTAGAGAAATTAAAGAAGCTACTACTGATAAAACTATCAACAACAAGATGGATGCTGATATTAAAAAGTTTAACCTACAACTTGACAGACTTTCTACTGGTGCTCAAAATAAGAGAAAAGTACTTACAATACCGATAGAAGATCAATCTGAGGTTGGTAGTTATTTTGGCGGTATAGAAGAATTAGAGAAGAGAATATTCCCAGACGGAAGACCAGAGAAAGAAGAAATCGAACCCGAAGTAAAATTAACTTTGCCAGAATGGAGAAAAGCAAATCCAAACACACCAATTTCACAATACCCTAGATAACAATGGACGAATTAGATGATTTATTAGGCGTTTTACCACAAGGCTCATTTAAAGACAAAGACCAATTAAAATCTTATGTAGATGAAAATGGAATTGACGAACTTTATGATATAATTCCTAAAGGCTCGTTTACTGATAAAAATGAGTACTCTTCATTTTTCAAATCATTAAAAAAAAAAGGCGATTCTATTTCTTCACAAACTGCTTCGGATTTGGAACAAGAAACCCCAATACCTCCGACTCAGGATGGTTCATTGGCTACTTCCGCACCTAACGCACAAAATCCAAAACCTACACAAGATGAAAGAGTATCAAACCTTGATTTTAAAGAGGCTGAATTAAGTCAGTTACAAGATAATTTAGCTGATAGAGATACAATCTTTGCTAACATAGACAACTATGAAAGAGCTACGTCTGTAAGGCCTGAAGATGCACAACAAATTGAAAGGGATGCTCAAGAAAAACTAGACGGTTCTACTTTCGAAAAATTCACACAAGGAGCTGTAAATGTTTTAAGTAAAATTGGAGCAGTAGCCACGCTTGGATTAGGTCCGGATATTAAATTCCCATCTTACAAGGAAAGAAAGCAAGAGAAGGCTATTAAGTTTTTAGAGAAAGAAAACAAGGAGCAAACTCCCGAAAATATAAGTTCAGCAATAAAGCAAATCACCATCAAAGATGAAACAGATGCTCTTAGGGAGAGAAGAACTATAGATTATATTGGAGCTCTTCCTGAACAAGACAGGGAAGAGCTAAATGTCAACCAGGTATTCAACTATAAAACAGTTGAAATGGAAGAAAAAGCTGCTGTTATTGATCTTGAAATTGATTTTGAGAAATTAACAAGAGTGGCTAGTAGAGTAAATTCCAATGAAGATTTTATTAGGCAAATGAATAAAGAGGGCAAGGAATTGCCTGAAGGTTTTAAAGAAACGTATGCACAAAACTTTCAATTAAGAAATCAGATTGTCACTACTCTTGATGATAAGTATAAAAAGTTTGAAGAAAAGTTGGAACAAAACCAAGATAAAAAAATAGAAACTACCGAGGCTATAGATTTAATAAAACGTAATTACGGCTTTGTAGACAACATGAAAGCTCAGATAGCTATGTCAACAGGAGATTTGGTAGTTGCTGGATCTCAAGGAGCATTTGCTTACGCCTTAAACATAAAGGCAGCTATTACAGGTAACGAATCCGATCAAATAGCGTCTGATGAAATGGCTATGTCTGCTGAGGAGACTAAAAAAATGACTCAGGAAGTTGCACAAAACTTTCGTCCTAGAATGGAATACGATAACATAACAGGACTTCAAGACGTTGGTTATTTTATAGCTCAGGAGACAGTCACACAAGCTCCAATATTAGCAGCTATAATGAATCCCTTTTCAGCTACCGCAGGTATAACAGCTCTTGGAATATCAACAGGAGGTAGTAAGTTTTCAGAAATGAAGTCTGAAGAATCAGGTATTAATCCTGCAAATTATTCTTTATTACAGGAGATATCAATACCCTTTGGTTACGGTGCTGCTGAGAGTGTTTTGGGCGCACTACCTACTTCTCGAATACTAAGACGATCCGTTAGTTCTAGTGCAAATAGAGCATTAATGAACAAAGGAGCTTTAGGATTTACTAAGCAATTTTTTAAAGACAACGGTGTAGAAGTTCTTACCGAAAACGCCACAACTTTTTCTCAAAACTTATTAGATAGATTTGCTTTAGATAAAAAAGATGTTTTGCTGACAGACAACCTGGATAAAACTACATTCTCCACTCTTGCAAGCAGTCCTTTGATTATTGGTGGTGGCAAAATAACAGGAGAATTGATTAAGCCTTTTATGCCTAAGAGTCAAATTGAAGAAATAAAGAACGGCTATTTAAAAGTCATTAAGCTTCAGAAGGCATTTAATAACGCAGGAAATCAATCCACAAGAAACATTTTAGAAGGTAAGATAAAAGAAGCCAATGCCAGTAATGATAAATTAATTCAGAAAGCTCAAAGCTCCACTTCAAATTTAAGCGAAGCAGTCTACAATAAAGTTAATGGCATTACAAAAAATCAAGCTTTCCTTCAGGTGCAGGCAAAATTAATTAATGAAGACAAATCTTTATCTCAGGAACAAAGAACTGAAATACTAAAAGACCTTTTGGATGAATTTAATGTTTTGGAAAAAGACAGAAATGAAATATTAGAAGGCAAGCAAATAGTTGTCGATGAAAAAAAGGAGAGCTTTTTAGACCTTCTAACAGAGGAAGAATCATTAAAGCTAAAAGATGAAGCTCAAAACGAGATAATTGCTGAGTACGAAGCTGACGGGGTTAAGGACTTCCAAATAACCAATCAAGAGATTACTGAACGTGCTATATCTATTTTTGAAAGACAAGAAGGGGATAATCCAGACCCTAAAAAACCAGTCAAAGCTCAATTATCTAATACTCAATCTGAGATTGAAAAAATTAATAAAGAAAAACAAGAAGAATTAGACAGTACTATTTCTTTAGATGGTATAAAAACAGAACAAATAAATAAATTAGATAAAGATAAAGAAGTTATAAGGTTAACAGAAAAATTTAATGAAACAGCGAGTGGAATAGAAAGAGATGATATACTTAATAAAATAGAAGTAATAGAAAAAAGAATAAATAAAGAAGTAAAAGACGATGTTAAAAAAAGAGGTTTAAAAGTTATAAATAGAGAGGCTAGAAATAAAATAAGTCAAGATGCTAGAGATAAAATAACAGCTTTAAATAATAAATCAAATCAAAACCCACAAAACAATGAAGAATCAAATGAAGAAAGTAGCCAAGAAGCCAATGATGAAGAAATCAACGCCGAAGAAGAAGAAGATGCCAACCAAGAAGATGTATTAGAGGAAGGTACAAAAAAAGTAGAAGCCAGTCGAGATAATGCTTCTATAGGGTATATTAAACCACTTTTTTCACCTGAGGAATTTAAAGAGGCACTTAAGACAGGTCAGACCAGTCGGGAGATAGATTTACTTGAAAAGGATTTTGAACAGGTTGACCTCGAAGATAAGGATATTTCACTAGCTAAAAGAAAGGCTAATGAATTAAGCAAAGTAAAAGAAAGTGAGAAATCTATAAAGATAAAACACGGTACTACTAAAAATAGGGCAGACTTAATAATTAAAGATGGTTTTATAACAGACAAAAATAGGAAGGATGCATTCTTTAGTACTTCGGATAATATCTCAGATGAAGGGGTTTTTGTATCAAGAGCGGATATACTACATGCTACTTGGGATGGGGGTATGGGAGCTAGAATGCCTGACTTTGATACCTATATTGAGGGTAATTTAAGTTTAGAAAATGCAATTTGGTTAGAATCTGAAAAGGCAAAGAAAATAATAGGAGAGGAAATTCAAACACAAGGTTATCTTCCATCTGAAGCTATACAAAAAATAAGGGATGCTGGTTATAATGTAATTGTAGCAAACAAAAACCTAGACGATGCTCAAATAATTGTACTAGATGATGCTGCCGTGTCCAATAAAAAAGTAATTTCAAGAGATAAGTTAATTAAGAAACTTAAGGATGAAGCACAAACGGAAGGAGATACTGCTACTGATGCAGACGTTCGACCTACAGATGGTAAAGATGCAGCAAAAGAGAAAGATACTTCAGTACAGCCCTCCGCTAAGCCTAAGCCAAGTGAAGGAAAAGCTAAAGTAAAAAAAGTAAATGTTTTAGATTCTAAGCCAACAACCACGAAAAGAGTTTCACCTAAAGGCGTAAAAGGTGAGTTTGATGTGGAAATTGACTCAGATAATAATGTTGTAAGCATCAAGAGTGCAAAAGACGGAAGATTGATTTCTAAATTCTATGAAAAGACTGGTAAGAAAACGGGTGAAAAAACATTAGCCAAAAATGCCAACTATTCTAGAATTGAAAACGAAGCTTTAGGAAAAAAGACTGAGAATCAAATAAGAGAAGCTGACAAGAAAAGGTTATTTGAGGCTCTTGACAGTTACACGCCAACAAATGAATACGAAGCAGCTTTAGAATATTTTGCCAATGGAGGTAATATTGATTTGGATTCCGCTTCTAAAGAAACAGGAGCATCTAAAAAAGAATTAAGATGGGCTTCTGGGTTTAAAAATAAATCTAAACTTCCTAGTGTTGAAAAAGCTTCAGAAGGAATTACAGAAAATTCAAATTTAGGTCTTGATCAAACAGTAGTTCGTGACGCTATTATTCAAATATTGCTTGAAAATCAAAGCATTTCTGACATACAAAGCCAAATTGTATCTTTACAAGAGCAAATTGATGCAAACCAAGACGAGGAGGAATTGTCTAGTTTTTTAAGTTCTCTATCAGAACAAGATTTATCTTTAGTTGAATCACAAATGGCAGAAGACTCTTACTTAGAAGAGCTTACATATGCCCAAAAAGTACAATATTATGAAGAACAATTCGGAACCACAGAAGAAAAAGCCCAATTTGAAATCGATAGGCAAAGATCAATTGACGGAGAATCAGAAAGCAGCAATACAAGCATTCAAGAACGTGAAGGAGCGCAAGACCAAGACGTAGATGATACTATTCAAGAAGGTAATAGCGATGACGCTTTCCTTAAAGGATTAGAAGATGCCGAAAAGCAATTAAAAGATTTTGGAGACGGAACAATTGGTATTAATTTACCCGTCGTAGTGGCTCTTGGAGCTATAAAAGCAGTCAAAGCAGCATATAAGGCAGGGAAAAAAGCAGCTTTAGCCCTAGAGGAAGGTCTTAATTACATTAAATCTACAGATTGGTATAAATCTCTAACTAAAAAAGAGCAGAGAGAAATCACTACGGACACTATTAAAAAAGCAGTCGCAGAAGCTTCAATGACAGATGAAGAGGCTTTTGATTTTGTGGAAAATAACTTTGACGAAGCTGATGCAGCTTTTGAAAACAAACAACCTCGTAAAGCAGTAAGGAGAAAGATAGTCAGAAAGCTCATAGAAAAAATAACTGATCGTCAGTTTCTTTCAAAAAAATTAGTTGACGAGGCTGGCGCTCAGCAAACCAAAGACGCTATGGTAAATAGCCATGGTGCTTCAGGGAAGGCTAGGCGTATTTTTGATAAAGCTTATTCTGATATTTACACAGACAGAATTAAAATCAAAGTAAAAGGAGGTTTTGAAGTTGAATTTAGACCCATGAGTAATGCAGATCGCGTATTGCTTGATAAAATTATACAACTTAAGCGATTTATTGCTATTGATAAAAATAGATCAGCTAAAGGACTTCCTACCGTTAAGCATCCTGGATTTGTGAATGGAATAATAGCTCAAAAATATCTTAATTCAGCAGAACAGAAGATAGGTACTAAAAAATATAAGGATTTAGAAAACCGTGCTAAAATTTATTTTGATACGTATAAAAGTTTGCTTGATGAAATGCGTAATAATGGATTAATAAGCCAAAAAGTATATGATGATTTAAGTGGATTAGATTATCAACCTCGTTTATTTCTTCAGCACATTACAGACTTTGAAGGCAATGTTTCATTAGGTGCCGCGCAAACTGAAAAAAGTGATACTGGTGGTTTGTCTCAAAATCAAATTAAGAATCTAAATGAAGGGAGTTCCGGTAACTTAGTTCGTAATTCAGAATGGTTATTGTCTACTTCAATTGTATCAAGACAAAGAGCTATGGCTATGAATACTGTTAATAAGGTATTTATGACTAAAGAATTTCCTGCTGCTAAAAAACGTTTTGATGCTCTTAAGAAAAATCTTTCTAACCGCAAAGAATGGACTGTAGAAGATGAGCGTTTTTATGAGTATTTTATAGAGCTTAATAGAAAAATTAAAGACAATCCTATAATTAAGAAGAAGGAAAACACAGAGCAAACTGTAATTGATGGAATGGTTCCTGAATTTATTTACGAGCGAAAATTTAAAAAAACACCTTCTAATTTTAAAAAAGCATATTACTATGTAGATGGTATTCGTAATGAGTTTTTTATTGAAGAAGAATTACATAATAGTTGGTTTGATAATTTATCTGGCTTTTTAAATTCAAGATCAAAAGAAGGTTTTAGTTATGTAAGTGGTTCAGCTTTATTAAAGGGCATTGCAACTGGAAACAACCCAGCGTTTGCATTAGTAAACATACCTCGTGACTTTATCTTTAATGTTGTATTTAGTGATCAATACTCTTCAAATGTTTTTAAAGCAATGTTTCAAGTTTCTAAAGATACTTTCATAGCCATAAATGAAATCAGAAAGTCTAAGGGAAATTATAATATGGACAGTTCTAATATGCTTGATAACTATATTTATTATGGTGGAGATATGGCTTTTTTAAGTACTCAAGGTCGATTAAAAAAAGATACCGTGCTTGCTAAGACCTTAGATAGACTTATCACTCCAAGAGTTAAGGCTATTGGTGGCTCTCTTTTCAAAGCTGTGACTTTAAGGAAGCTTTCGAATTACAGTGAAATAATGTTTAGAATGGCATTATTCAAAAGAACTATAAAAAACCAGTTAGACTTAAAAGGATTAAAGTCTATTTCAGAAGTTAAAAGCCAAGAAGAAAAAGATGCAATTTATATGCGAGCAGTAGCAGAAGCCCGTAGTTTATTAGACTTTAATCAGGGCGGTGCTGTAACAAAAGACTTAGAAGCTTTCGTTCCTTATATAAATACAGCTACACAAGGTAGCCGTGTAGCTGTTGATGCTTTTAAGAAAAATCCTCAAAAAATTACTTCAAAAATTCTACAAGCTGGAGTTATTTTAAGTGGATCAGCCGTAGTTGGATCTCTAGCTTTAATTGCTAAAAATAAAGACGAAGAAGATAAAGATAAATCTCCTATTGAGATATGGCTTGAGGCTATGGAAGGGGTAAGTAGGTATCAACGTATTCAGTATTTTAATATTGTAGATGGTACAAAAAATGAAGATGGCGAATACCGTATCTGGAAAATTGCAAAAAATCAGCAATTAGCTCCTATTCTTAATATTGCTGATAATGTTTACACGCAATTAATAAATCAAATTGTTGGTAAAGAACGTAAGGATTCTAAAGTAAATTATGCTGAAGCATGGACCGCAATTCAAAACAATATTATACCAATTGATATAACTTCTTTAACTGCTAACCTTGCTAAAATACCTACCGCAAAAGCCGCATTGACTTATACTACTGGATATGATTTTTATAGAAATCAACCTTTAACTTTCGATCAAAACCAAGACATACCAGAAATGGAAGGTGCGAAAGATAAAAACATAGATGGTTTTTACAAACAGATAGGGCGTAGTACTCATTTATCTCCTTCCAGGTTAAAAGGATCTATTGAAAGCTTAATTACTACGCCAAGCACAAATCCTTTTATTGGGGTATTATATGCTGGAGCAGATGCCGTTGCAACTGATGATAAAGACATTAGTAAAATTGGATCTGACTTAGGAAACGATTTACTAAAATCTTTTAATAAACGACTCATAAGCCATACAAGTGGATTTAACAGACAAGTAAATAGATTAAGACCAATACAAGGTGATCTTAAAAATATAAAAATAAAAAACGCCTATCGAGAAATTGACGTAGAGGCGTTAGCAAGTAGCTTCTATAATGACGAAATTTCTGTTCCTGCATTTATAGAAGCTTTAAAAGGATATGCTCCAAAAGAGCTTGAGAGGGTTGAGAGCAAAATAAAAAATATTGCTAAATACAAAGATATTGACCGCTACGTTATTGGACTTGCCTTTGAGAATGATCGTGAGGCCCGTGCTTTAAAAATTGTTCAATATTACGGTAATGTTTTTGACGGATCAGCTAAAAATGATAAGGTGTTCGATCAAATGCTAAAAATGAATATTTTTGACGATGAAACTATTGAGGAATATACTGAGCTTATGGATAAGATGAAGAAAGATAAATAAACCATTCAATAGCTTCTATTTTAAAGTTAGTATTTCTGAATTTAAGTCAGTTATTTTTCTACGTAGCTTTTTGTTTTCAATCTTTTTACGTTCAAAATTTTCTTCATAATTTTTAATCTTACCTTTTTGTAATTTACATAACAAAGTCTCTTCAAAGCTTTCGCCTGCCTCATCTATCTTGTTTTTAAGCTTCTTATTTTCTTTATTGCTTAGCTTAAGTAAGTTGTCGGACTCTTGCAGTAAATACTTAAGTTCGTCTATCTCGCTTTGTAACATTCCATTTTTTACGCCTGCTTCTGATAGCTTTTTGCTTAGCGCTGCGACTGTTTCATCTTTTGAATATTGTCGTCTAAGTCTTATTAATGTTTCGTCTTCGTAGCTCATAGTTTGCAGTTATTAATTCTTTAAAATATTAGCCTTAAAACTTGCGGCTCCATGCTGTGAGATATAATCGCTACAATTTTTATAATTAAGCGCCTGTACTTTCTCATCAAGTATAGATTGTTTTTTTACTTGGTTGCCCAGCAATTGTCGGTTTAGTCTATTTATACTTGTATTTGTTTTTTTAGCAATGCTAGGAGTTTTAAATTTCTTTGAACTTTTGCTTTTATGCCTTCTTGTTACCTCTTGTCGGAATTCTTGCATTCCGTGTTCCTCTATAACTCTGTAAATCATTCTCCAAGAGGTTTTGGCTTTTATTCTTATATCATCAAGCATCTCTCCTTGCAATAGAAGAGTTTTGATAAGTTGTAGTTTTTCTGTCATGATTTTAGTTCTAACAGAGGGGCATCAATGTCCCTCTGTGGGTTTAGTTTCTATATTTTAGCCTGCAATTATCAATGCTATTTTTAGTACAATGTTTTCTATTAAATCAAATAGAACATTTAAAATCATCGCCACTATAAAGCCTATTGCTAATGGCTTAAAGTTTTTATCGATATAATTTATAATCTGTTGCTTGGTCATTTTCTGGTTTAAGTTGATTTATAATTTAAACAGCTTCAAAGGCTGATATCTTTTTAGAAAATTCCAAGGCTTCACTAGCTTCACCAATATTCAGCCACACGAAATGCATTCCTGTGTAAATGCAAAACCCGCTATTGATTCCAGTAGAGCCGTAGAGTAGCTTAGGAATATCTTGATCTTCTAATTCATTCTCTTCAATTGCTTCTTCAGAAGCTAAATTTATACTGTAATAAAAAAGCGGATCTTCTTCGTCTTTTGTGAATCCTAATGGTAAAAAGACTTTATCGTTTATTTCAAAAAACTCTTGCTTGTTCATAATTGTAATTTTAATATTTTTGAGTACTCTATAAAGTTTTCCCCTTCCCTTTTTTGGTTTATTCAGTTTTAAGTGAATTTTTAGTTTCCATGATTGCTTTAAAAATCTGCAAAGCAACCTCAGGAACTATTGCATTTCCAAATCCTTTTATGCTTTCGTTTCTCCATTTAGGAAAGGTAATTCCGTCCAGTCTACTGGAAAGCTCATCATTTCCGCTACAAATCGGGGATTGAGTTGGCCATCTACCATCATGGTAAGCCCAACTTGCTTTCCATTCTCTTTTCTCTTCATTACGCATGGATCTTGTGGGTTTCCCCTGTTCCTGTTGTCGCTTGCATTGGGTGTTGGTATCATTCCCTTTTGATTCCAATTTGCTATTGTTTCCTCTAAATTCCCCCTGTTCCTGTTGGCTAATTTTTCGCTGTTCAGATTGCATCCGTTTACCTGATTGGCTCTTGGTGTTGGAATTAGTCCTGCGCTTGCTAATTGTGTTAAATGAACCCCGTATTTCACGCCTGTTGTATGACTCATATTTTCTCCATTCTCGTTTAGAGTTCTTTGTTTTTTGGCATCGAAAGTTTTTGGGGTTGGTAGGAGTGATCTGTCGGCTAGTGTTGCTAATGAAGGGGAGTGCCTTAAATGGCTGTTTGGGCTGTTGTCTGCATAACAATCGTTCATCATTCCTGTTGGAGTCGGTAGCATTTTCAAGTTTATTGACTTGCTTCTTCGATTCTCGCATACTTTTAATCCCTGAGTTTGAACGGTGGGCAATAAACCAGACTCTATCTCTTCTATGGGGAGCGCCGACACCTGCAGCTGGAAGTACACACGGTTGTACTTCGTACCCTTCAGCTTCCAAGTCAGCTTGCACTTCGTTGAATACCAGTCCGTCATTCCAACTAACGATTCCAAGAACGTTCTCCGCCACAACGTACTCTGGGGCAATCTCCCGAATTGCTCTAAGCATTTCTGGCCAGAGGTGTCTATCATCGTCTTTACCAAGTCTTTTCCCTGCATGGCTGTATGGTTGACAAGGGAATCCTCCTGTGAGGACGTCAATTTTTCCTCGCCAAATAGTGAAATCTGTTTTTGTGATGTCTTCATAAGATATAGCTTTAGGCCAGTAATATTTTAATATGCGTTGTCCAAATTCGTTCCATTCGCAATGAAAAGAGTTGTTCCATCCCATCCATTCAGATGCTAAATCAAATCCTCCAATACCAGAAAATAAACTACCTTGATTCATAATTATTTGCTTTAATTTCTTTTAGCCCAGGCAGCTGCCTCTCCCCATTTTTGTAATTCTTTATACAATATTTTAAATAGTTTTTTCATTTTTTTCATTTTCTAGATTTCAATTCTGTTTCAACAATTTTAATCATTGATTCATCCGGTACTACCGATTTCTTTTCAGCATTTAGATAAACTTGTAAGTTTTCGGTGCTGTGATTTACAACATCAGCCTTGGCTCTTTCGTAAAAATCAGGCTTAAGAACTTGATCCAATTTTGGTTTTTCAAGGTGCTCAGTAGTAAATATTTCTTTTACCCGGCTTCCAAAGTTTTTCCCAGCTAACTGTTCTTTTTCAGAAACTTCAAACTTGTCTAAGTTTTCTTTATCCCAATTGAAGTTTGCCATTCCCGATAATTCCCCTTTTTTCTTGTTGTGTTTAAGTTCTCTTTCGTTTGCTTTAAGCTCAAGGTATTCTGGCACCCATTTATGAAATATCGTCTGGCTATCGAGCTTGAAATCCTTTCCGTCTCCAATTTTGCCTTGACGAGCGTATTTAAACATCAGCATCACGTCTTCAAGAGATTCAAAACTAAATCTGTCAAAAAGATCTCCTGCCAAAACGATAATTTGCTGTTCGTTAAGTTTCCCTCTTGCATTAAAATTGTTATTGAAATTTGCAATTAAAAAAGAAAGAGATTTAATTACGTTGACCTTTGTAACTTGATCCTTTAATTTTCTCAACTGAACACCTCCCATTGCGATTGCAACCGTTGTTTCCCTTTCTAGCGAAACGAATGAGTAGTAATCATTTGCCGCCATACATTGCATCAATTCCTGAGAGGACTTTGTTGAAATCTGTTTCATTTGACTGTCCGTTATTCTGACTCTTGTTTCCATTGCTGCTGATTATTTCGTCTTTCCAAGACTCGTTGTTAAAAAATGTTTCTGGATTCTTTCTGAATTTCTTTTCAGGTTGTGAAATTTTATAATTGGGTATGTAGACCATTATCTCCTCTTTAGTTTTTTGAGATAGTTCTGTCCACTTGGGTTCGATTTTAGATTTAGATCCGATTTTCTTATCGTACTCATCCCAAAAATCTTCAAAGTCTGGCCATACAGTTATTATTGTATTTTCTATTATATCTTCATCTTCATTTACATTTCCAATTTCATTTCCCTGTTGCGTACGCTTAGCGATACGCTGTTTGATTTTTATAAGTGAGTTATTTAGAAATAAAGTGATATTTTCTTTTCTTTTTTCAGCATCTAAAACATCATAAAACGAAGTATCTTTATGAAATAAAATTTTTAATTCTTTTTCTTCCTTAAGGCTTAACTCTGTTGACTTTATAAAGTTTCCGAAGACTGCCAAAACTGATTTTTTTATGGCTCCTGATTTACGTTTTAGTTGTACTTCTGCCAAGAATCTATTATATAGTTTGCCTTCGCTATGCGCTTCAAATTTGCACGCTAAGCGTCTCGCCCAGCGATCACAGAATAATTGATAATCTGAAAATCTTACACGCGCTACTTGCGCTAAACTTTCAATATCTGAAGGAACATATCCATTTCCAGATTGAAAAATGAGAAGTCTCATATACCAACCAACAGCATCCGCTTCCCAATCTGCCGTGTCGCTATCGAAATCTTTGTAGTAAAATAATATTGCTGGATCTTTGCTCATTATGCTGATATTTTATTATACTTATTTCTGTATAAAACTCTAAGTTGTTCTTGGAGTTGATTAAAGGTCTTTATGTAGCCTTAATTGTAGAAACAAGGAAACTTGGTTTTACTTTTCCCTCTTCATTACTACGTTAGTTTTCACGCTATTTTTTTTTTAAAAAAAGCCCTATACGAAACTTAGAGTTGCATAGGGCTTCATAAATTAATGTTCAATAATGGTTACGAAATCTTTTATTTTTTCGATTTCCTCGTTGACTCTTTTTTCAAAGAGCTCTTCAATTAGTTCGGCTGCATCAACGCTTTCTAAATAGCATTTGATTTGACTGGAGGAGTCAGCTTCCAGAACTACGTTAACCGATATTTCTACAGGATCTTCGCCTTCAAGTAGAGGAAGCTTTAAAATAATAGCGTCTGGCATGTTGCTTGCAACAGTTTGTTGAAAATTATCGGTCACATTACCTTTTCTATCATCAAGGCTGTCTATTTGCTTGTTGATGGTAGCCTTTATATTGCGAAGAGTACTGCAAATTGTAGCGTGTTCTAAATTGCTTGTAAACATCGCTCGTAAGAGCTTCAATTTGTTCGCTAATTCTTCAGGCTTGTAGTTAACATTATCCTTGTTGATCCCAAGCTTTTGGAACTTTTTACCAACTTCAATTTTTCCTGAAACCGTATATTTATCAACAACAGATTGTTCATTAAGAATCAATACGATAGTTCCATCGGTTTTTGAAACTTTACAGTGACGTTGAGATCTTTCAAAATCAATTTTCCTACCTTCTATAAATCTAGATGGAGCGTCTATATTTCCTGATATATTTACAGGCTGAGGATTATGCTGTTCTGGAGCTTTTCCAGTTAATACGACAATACTTCCTTGGTCTTTTTTTAAGGCTTCTAAAGCCAATTTGTCTACTTCCATGATAATTAGGAATTAAGTTTTTTTAATTTAATCTGTCTTTCCTCTCTAGTTAGAGGTCTAGCGTCTACGCAATAAGCGTTCTCGTCAAAGAAGTACATCATACCTTCTTCCTGGTCGTCTACACTGTAAATAATCCCGTATCTCTGCTCTGATCTAAATTTGATAGCAGTTAAGAGGATTGAAGATCTCTCTGTTACAGGCTTTGTTTGTAGCTTTAAATTATCAAGAAAGTTCTTTTTCTCGTCAGCAATTTCAGAAAGCTTCAAGCCAACTTCTGCATACTCTTCCTTGCGGTCAAGTAATTCATCTTCTGTAAGATTTTTAGTGTAGCTTTTTTCCTTTCCCTCGTACATAACCCCTTGCAGGTTATCTTTTCTTTCTTGTGGAGTGAGTTTTCTAAACGAATCATCGTAAAGTTCTCCGATTTTGAATTGTGCCATAATTTTATATTAGCGATTAACCTAGTATCGCGAGGTTCCGTTAATATTCAAAATCAAAAAAGCCCGTACTTTTTGAATCTGGGAAGAAATCAAGAGGAGAGTACGGGCAATTATTCGGGTTTTATCCCTGATAAATATTTTATGTTAATTTCTTCCCGTGTCAAATATATAAATAAAATATAATATAGTATAACTTTAGTATAATAATTAAATCAAATTTTTTGAAATAAATTCATTTTCAGAATCCGTTAACCTGCTATCAGGGTATATCAATCGATTTTTAATTTCAAATTCTATCTCTAAATATGCCGTAGGGCTTAGCTTCCTAAACACAAAATGCACATTAGGAATCGAAAGATGTGGTACTATCATAAAAAAAGGGTCTTCTTTCCATTTATAATCCATCTCATTGCCTTTTCAAAATTATTAGTTTAATTATACTATTGTTACACCATTTTAAAAGGGAAGATCATCTTCCTCTTCATCATCTATTGGTAAATCAGGTTCGTTAGGGTACTCTGGCTCTTTATAGGGCTGTGGCGTAGGTTTTTGTTCGCCTTCCTGTAATCCTATCCTCCAGCCAACAATGCTGTTGAAATACTTAACCTCTCCCTGAGGACTTTCCCACTCTCTCCCACGTAAATTAATGCCAACAAGAACTTCTTGACCTTCAGCATAATTGTCTAAGATTTGGCATTTATCCTTGACGAATTCTACCAAAATGTCTTGGGGAAATTTTTCATCAGTAGTGACTACGATTTCACGTTTTTGAAATCCATTTCCTCCGTAGGTTTTCGTATCGCCTACTACTTTTAATGTTCCTTTTATTTCCATGATTTTTTATTTAACACTATCCGTATTGATCTTTCTAATTTCCATCATTTCACGAGCTATCTGATAAGCTCTTTGAGATACACCTGAAGTTCTAAACGAAGTGTTTTCATCTTGACTAGATAGCTCCCCTTGCATGGCTTTAGCCGCGAAGTAATCCAGCAAAGTGATTTCTTGAGTTTCTATAGCTTTTTGAGGTTTTTTACTATCATATAACTTATGGCAAGCTTGATCGTAAGCAATTAGAAAACTATCAATTGATGTTCTTAAATCTAAATAATCTTCAACATAATATTTATGAGCTTTTTTACAAAAATCAATCCTAGCGTTTTTTAAGTAATCTTTAAAGTCACTCCCTATAGCTTTATGAGGTTTTTTTGGTAAAGACGAATTTTTCAATAAAAGCCTCGTAATTTTCTCTTGAGCAGGTGTAAACAAAGTCTGGTCTGAATAAAAGTCTGTAACAAGATTAGGTATAGATTCTAAAGTTTCATTCGATAAATCCAGCTCCTTTGCTTCATTAAAGACCAAATCATCAATATTAAATTCTAATATAATTTCTTGAAATTGATTACTTATAGTAACTATTGAGTTTTCAAAACAAACATCGTCAAGGCACCAGAACGTTTTAGTCTCTTTGTCAATTATAGTTTTTTTCAGATCTGCATAAGGCTTGCTCATGCAATTTGGAAGTTTACTAAATCCTAAAGATTCTAGCTTATCAATTATTTCAGTACTCAGTTCACCAGTTGTGTGAAATCTATTTTTGTTCATCATAATTAGGGTTTTTAGGGTTTTTAAGGTAGATTTCTAAGTCTGATTTTCTAATTAACCAGGACTTTCCAGCTTTTACAGCCTTTAATCTTTGTGTAAGTGGGTATTTGTTAGGGTATAAATAAGAATTTATGTATCTAACTACTGTAAGCCTTGTGATTTTTAAAAGCTCGGCTACTTCATTTGTTGAGTAGTAAGGATTTTCTAACTCTTTTTTATCTTGAATTTCCTTAAGTCGGTTGGAAACTCGATTTATAAACTCTTCATCGATTTCGACTAAATCGCTTGCTTTTATTTGTAACATTTAAAAAGGGCGTTTTTTAAAATTTATTGTTAGTCCGGTTTCTGCAATATTTACAGTCTTACCGGTTTGATTTTCTATGGATTCCTTAAACTCAGCAGCATTACTATTTCTATCAGATAAGTGAGTAAGCACGATATTATTTGTGGTGCTCAAATCGTTTGCAGCTAATAAACTTGAGCAATTTTCAATGGATAAATGGCTGCTCATTACTCGATTTCTAAGAAAATCATTTTGATTACCATAGCCATCTTTTCCATCTAATATGCTTTGGCTATAATTAGCCTCAATAATCCATTGGTTCACGTCTTTAAACCTAAATGGGGAATAATAAGTATCTGTAATAAAAACGACGTTACCGCAGTCCTCATGCTTAATTATAAATCCAAGGCAGGGAACATCATGACGCAATTCGAATGGCATCACTTTGAAAGATCCAATCATGTATGCTTTTTTTGCCTTCATGGGTTTTAGCCTATGATTTTTTAAGCCTGTTGCTTCAATAGTTTCAGCTCCAGAATACACTTCAATTCCACATTCAACCGCATCTTTGATAGCTTTAGAGTGATCAGAATGTATATGAGACACTAAGGCCCCATCTACATTCGATATATTAAAATCTAATGCTTTTTTGATGCGTTTGAAATTCACTCCAAGTTCGATTAACAATACATTTGTATCATTAGTTAAGATGTAGGAATTGCCTTGACTTCCAGAGCCGATAACTTTTAGTTCCATAGATTAAAATGCTTTTTCTTGAGTTCCTGCTTTTGGAAATTCTTTAGGCTGTGGTTCTTCTTTAGGTTCTGGTTTTTTAGAAGTCTTAGGAGGAGTTTTTGTTTGAGTAGGATCAGGTATGGATTCTATCTCTTCCTCTTCTTCAAAATCAACGTCAATAATTTCTTGATTAGCATTGTCATTAATTTCTTGATTGACGTCCTCTTTGGTTCGGTCCAAGTCTTTATTATCATCATCCTCGTATAAGACTTGATCATCACTTGTTCTTATAAGAAGTTTACAAGCCCTATTCAAAACTGTTTTTATTGACATTTGATCAGGAAACTTTCTATGAGCTGGGCTATCTCCCTTTGTGGCTCCTTGTTGCCAAGACTTTTCTATCTGTGAAAAACTCATAATCTCAACATCAAAAGTTCCGTCGTTCAATTCAATAATTGCATAAGCTCCTTTTATAGACCCAGATCCAACACTTTCCAAAGTTTGCGAGTGCTTAATTATTTTTCTTAAGCCTGTTTTGCTATCAATTTCAAATTCGAAGTCGTCACCTTCCATAATGCAATTTGCCTTTATGCTCTTTAAATTACCATACCGCTTAGCAATCGCAATATTTCCAGTATATGAGATACTACATTCTAGTTTTGGTCCGTATGGAATGTAGTAAACTTGCCCTTTGTGTGGAGCCAACCCCCATACTACCGTTTTTAACAAAGCACTTGCAATACTCGTTCGAGTGCAAGATTCTAGAACAGATTTACCGTTTCTATCCTTTTGTTCCGCCAATAATAGCTGAGCAGCTTTTAAAGCATTCTCAGGGCTGTAATTCTTAGGAAGTCTTAACTCCCCAGATCTTTGAAAAGCTTCAACCCTCTTAAGCACAATATTTGTAATTTCAGACTGTTTTTTCGAAGCCTTTACAACTTCTGTACTTGTTTTTTTCTCTTGATTTGCTGTAATCATAATTATTTAGTATTTAGTGATTTTTGTTAATTCCATTTTTAAGTCCAGCGCAGCCCTTTTGACTGCTCCAGTTTCTTTGCTTCCTGAGGTCAATGCAAAGCGATCATCCTTTATACGAGTTTTCGCTGCATCTAGTTTTTTGAGAAATCTTTTAGTTTCTTCTTCTACTGTGATTAAATCTTCGTAAGTCATATTGCAAACCAGTTTATGCATCTATTACCCGTCGTAGAATATTGAGTGTAAAACTCTTTTTCGGAATAACAGTATTGAAACTGAAGGTCTAGTACACCCATTATTTGCTTCATTTCCTTAAGTTCTGATAAGACTGTATTTACAAGTTTTGAGTGTTTGTACTCTATGAGCCAAAAACATTGGTGCTCAGCATCTATGCCTGGTGTTTCTTTAAAATTCCACTTAACACCTAAAGATTTAAGGTTTGAGTTTTTAAGATAGATACCGACTCTATCTTCGTATTGTGGACTAAATTTAATTGCTATCATATCTTTTTATTAAAATTTCTTACCAGTTTCTTTTAATCGATTTTCCATTTTGTGATCAGGTCTTAATCTGTTATAAGCAATCTTATCTATTATGGCTCCTCCTATGTCATAATTAAATCGACCTGCATAATCCATGATGCGAATTACTGCATCAGCAAGCTCCACTTCTGCCATTGGTCTATATGGCAAATGATCGTCCATTAGGTTTTTACGTTCACCTTCCATTGCTTCTGAAATTTCACTGTGAATCAAGCAAAGCATTTCTCCTTTATTCCTGTCTAACAGTTCTCCTGTTTCCAAATTGGTGTGCCATCCAGCTTTTTTTGACTCACTAAAACAGAAATCTCTCAATTCATTAATTATTTCGTTCATCATTATTCTACTATTAAGGGTTTAGTGCCTTTCTCTACGAGAAGGCGAATTTGTTGACTCTTTGTACTTGGTATTTCTGTAATGCTTTCAGCGCCATCAATGAAGATCACGGACTGAGTATTGTAGTAATCACATAATGTATTTATGATATCAAGGCCAGCTTCAATTTGTCCTGCCGAGTTTACTGAATGAAAAGGAACACCTCCAAATAAGCATAAGCAAGAAGGGACCTTTGTTCCATCCACCAATTCAGTGAACATTTTAAATTTTACTTTCTCAAACTTGTCGTTTATTATACCTTCGGTAAGTGTCATTTTAGCAACCTCAAACTGTTGAATAGTGTCAAGTTCTTTTTCGGCTGCAGCAATGAGTTGTGAATTTTCTTTCTCCTCTTTTTCTAGCTCTGCAACACGATTATCTATTTCTGCTATTTTAGCTCTTTGGCTAAGGCTTATTTTAAGGTAGCTAATAGTTTCTAGCACATTATTTCTTGTTATTTTGTGAGATGAGACGTCAACACCTTTTTGATTTGATAGTGACTTATCTAGCTTGGCGATTAGTTTTAGATTCTCATTGTATTCTGCATGAACATCAATAAGCTTTTTAATTTCTTCGTCTTTCTTTAGAGCAGGGGTTGAGTTACTTTGAAGTCTTTCTAATTCAGATTGAAGATTTGTTGCAGTGTTTTTAAGGCTTTTCAAGGCTTTTTTGCCATCTACAATTCTCTTTTCAGTTTGATCTATGTCAATTTGAAGAGTTTCCTGATGATTCTTAAGAGCTAAACCCTCTCTATTGATAGAAGCGATAGCGTTCTGCTTGTCCTTAATGAAATCCAAGTGCATTTTCTCTCTCTCGGTTTCCTGGTCTTCAACCTCTAAAGGTCTTTTACAGGTAGGGCAAGCAAAATCACCATCTTCAAACTTTAATTCTGAAGCGTTTTCTTCATCCCATTCATTTGATTTGACTTTTCTTTTCGCAATGACTGTTTTAATCGAAGCTTTGTCTGATTCAATTTGGTTTTCCAATTTTAGAATAACTCTCTGGAATTTTTGAATATTCAGATTATTTTCATCTATTTCTAAAATGGTAGCATCAGCAGGATTGACTTGTTTTGACAAATCATCCTGTACTTGCTTTTGAACTTGAAAAAAGATATCGCTGTTCTTCAAATTAAGGTCAGACTTTTCTTGTCTAAAGCCATCATACTTTTTATGTAGAGCATCAGCAGATTTATTGACTTGAGAAATGTTTTCATCAATCGTTTCTAGAGTTTTTTCATTTTTTTTAATTTCAGATTCAATAGATTTAAAATCTAAAGCATCTGGCTTACCTCTTAATTGCTCATCAATACGAGAAGGAATCCCGTCCTTATCAGCCTTAAGACGTTTAAGCGTGAATTTCATTTGCTTCTTGTACTCGTCAAAAGTCTTATTGGTTAGTTTTGAAAGTAGATCTGCAAAACCAACATTACCTCTTACAATAGATTGATCAGAAATACCACCAACTAATTCTGTAAGTATTTCTCTTTGTCTCTCCCAGTGTAGTGAGTTAAACGAATAAGGGTTGGTTATAAGCTTAAAAACGTCCTCACTTATGAACTGGCTTATTTTGTCTTGGTATTCTCTTTGGGAAAGAGGAACTTCATTCCAATAGTAATTAGTCACATTTCCAGTATAGACCTTCTCTAAAGCCCCTTTTTTCTTGGTCCACTTTTCTTGTAATTGTCTTTTAACTGTAGTTTTTTCACCATTCATCAGGAAGACACCTTCAACGCTATGGTCAACTCTTTGGATAATTTCCATTGTTTCTAAGTTGATCGTCTTAACACTGAATTTTGTATCACTAGCATCATTACTGTCCTTTCCAAAAAATAACCATGAGAAGGAATCAAATATTGTACTTTTCCGTGTTCCATTATCACCACGAACTGTAGTGATATCGTTTAAAAAATTGATTTTAAAATCCTTGCAGCCCTTAAAATAGACTAAATGCAAAGATTGTAATTGAATTTGCGTGTTTCCCATTTGTTTATTAATTATTGATTATTATTTTTTTCTTTTTCCTCTTCTGGGAATCTCTCTTGAATCCATTTACTCTGCTTCTTTGGAGATTTACGTAATAAACAGTAAATCTTAAACATAGATACAGCCGTGTATGCAAGGCATATAAGGAAGATTGGCACAAGTATGAAATCGATTAATCTGATTGTATTATTAAGAGGATTTAATACGTTAAAAGATGTAAAACAAGAATCAATATTTATGTTTATCAAATTCTTAAAAATTAATATTGTTTTCATATTTGCTTGTATTAATTAAATTTTATACTACATTTATAATATTGTATATAAGTTCATATAAGAATGGTTCAAAAGTAGTATATTATTTTACCTTTTTTGTATGTAAAAGTAATATATAATACTTTTTTCATGCTATTTAAAATGAATCTAAATTATGGACAATAAACAAGTAAAAGAAATCAGAAAAGCGTTAAAACAAACTCAGACTGAGTTTGCTCAAAATCTTGGAGTGTCAAAAATCACTGTAATCAGTTATGAAAAAGGAGGTGTAATTCCTAAAACAAAAAGTAAAATACTTGACAATATGTATAAGGAGGCTTTTGAAAATAAAAATTCAAGGGCAAGTTTAAAGGACTATGAATTAGTAAAAATGGTTCCTTTAATTGGTAGCAGAGTTCAAGCAGGTTTTATTAATGGATGGGGAGATGCCGAATACATAGATGAATTGCCAAAAATACCGTGGGAAGTGGATAAAGAATATAAGGGGAATTATTTTTGTTTTGAAGTTGAAGGAGATAGTATGAATAATTCAAATCCTTCAGAGGCTATTTTGGATAAGGATATCCTATTATGCAGAGAAATACAGAATCACCATTGGCAGAACAAACTACATATAAACGCTTGGGATTTTGTGATCGCCCATAAAGAGCTTGGAATAGTTGTTAAAAGAATTACGGATCATAACATAGAGAGTGGAGAAGTAACTCTTCAAAGTCTAAATAATTTATATGAAGACTACACTGTGAATCTTGATGATGTGGTTGCCTTGTTTAACGTGATCGGAATGAAGAGATCCAGGAGAAGATAATTTGTTGGGAAGATGTCGGGAATTTTAGATATAAAAATCAAAAAACCCCTGTGTTATCAGGGGCTTTAGCAGTCAATAAGTGATCGCGACAGGAGTTAGCATTTATACCTTACTTATATTTATTTTTACACCAAATAGATATTTATATAATTATTATCGCTACTTTTGTTCTATTACATATAAATACACGGTGAAGATGTAGGGAAGATGTAGGGAAACAATAAACAACTAAAGACCAAAAAAAATGAACAGAAAAGCAGCAAGAGAAATTGCAGAAACTATCAGCAATGAGCAAATTCAGCAAATGTTTGACAACGCAAAGGCTAAAATTACAGACTGGACAAAAACAAGCTTAGTAAATAAAGGAATGACTAAAGGCTTAGCTTGGAATGTTCTCGCCAAGGACTTTGACTTAGAAGTTGAACATCATATTTTGGGAAAAACAAATATGGTTAGAGAGTTTGGTGATTTTTTGCCTGATCATTTAAAACCTAAGAAAAAAGCAAAGGTTAATCTCACAAAGCCAACACACCAAAACCCTATTTTTTAAAGACTAAAATTTTATGGAAGCATTAAAAGCAATTGAAATTAAAAAAGCAATTTTTACATTGAGTGATTTACTTGAAATTGAACCTCAGGAATTAGTTAATTCTATATGTTTTTTGCACAAGGAGAGATTCGCTAAGATAAACTCCGCGTCTGAGATTTGGAATAAATTTGATGATGCAGATATTATGGAACGTGCAGAAATGGTCGGATTAAAACTTGAAAAAGGATTGACAAATGATAACATTAAAATAGACATAGAATCATGATAAAGCCAACTGAATTAAGAATAGGTAATTTCATATTAATACACGACTGTTTACAAGAAATAGTTGAGCTGCCATTACCCGAAAATTGTACCAATGAGAATACAAAAGGAATCCCATTAAACGAGGAATGGCTTGAAAGTCTTGGTTTTAAAGAGACTGATAAAAAAGATGCTCACGTAATAAATTTAGGTGAATACGAACTTTACGTTGCTTGTAATTCATTTTCGGGAACTTTAACCAAAGAGCCTTCTTGGTATTGCAGCGTGGCAATTGGATACGGAAGTCAACCTATGTCTTTAATTAAAAAACATGTTCACGATTTGCAGAATTTGTTTTTTGCGCTTGCTGGTACTGAACTTGAGATTAAGCAAAGTCTTAGTGCTTGTAGATAACGTATTGATAGAAGAAATAAGGAAGGAATATTTAAATAAAAAATCATGACACCCATTTATCCAGAAGTAGATACAATTAGAACAATTGACCGTATTATGTTTAGAACTAAACTCGTCAAAGAATCCGAAGGCAAATATTACTATTGTAATTTTTCTAGAGAATATGAAATTTTGAATATTAATTATTTAATCAGAGCAGTTGATACATTTCATAAAGAAGTTTACAAGGTCATTATTTTAGGGAAAGTTGATATGAATTTAAAGAGAGCTGATGGAGAGCCTTGTTTCGAATTGGCGAAAGATCAAATCCCAGAAGAGCAAAGACTTAAGGATCAACTATCTATTTTTTAGAAATTAATAACTGAATTTAAAGCCATGGAATTACAAGAAATAGAATTAGCAAAAAGACTAA